GTTAGTGAAGCGGTTATCACAATGGTCTGTCTAACCATTATCACGGGTTCGATTCCCGTACGCCTGGCCATATCCCGCGGTATTCCGTTAAAGACACGGGGCAGTCTGTAAAACTGTTGCTTTAATGCTGGCTAGGAGCGTTACCTAGACGCGGGACCATGCGGGAGAAGCTCAACGGTAGAGCACTCGACTCATAATCGATTGGAAGCAGGTTCAACTCCTGTCTCCCGCACCATCTCACTATATAAAGGATTACATATGGAACAAGTTGATGGATATATAAGTAAAATTTCTTTTGGTGGTAAAACATATGCTCTTAAATGTGAAATTGTAGAAGTATATCCTATAACTTGTCCTAAGTGTGGTGCTTCTTTTGAATTAAAGTATGGTAGTGGTCAATGTGACCATTGCGGTACTTATTATACAACTCAATTTAAATTAATTGAATCTTAAGTGCGGGTGTGGTGAAATTGGCAAACACGACGGACTCAAAATCCGTTGCCGCAAGGTTTGTGGGTTCGAGTCCCACCATCCGTAGTTACGAGAATCAGAAACCTCCACGTGGTTCGTAATGGTTAATACTAATATCTGATATTTCCTCTTGGTGTAATTGGTAGCACAAGGGTTTTTGGTGCCCTTAGTTTAGGTTCGAGTCCTGAAGAGGAAGCCAACGCTATGTAGCTCAAAAGTAGAGCAGGGTGCTGATAACGCCAAGACGGAGGAGCGTTACCTTCCATAGCGACCAGAGAAACTACGTTTTGCTAGTGATTGTAGTAAATAGATAAGAGTCATGACCTTATTAGTCGAACCAATATCGAGCAAAATTAATGACTGCGGTGTGGTGTTTAGTAAGCATACCTTGTATCATGAGCAAGTAGGTGTCCACGGTTGTTTGCCAAGACGGACCTCCGCGATCAATTAAAAATTAATTAACTCCTACTCAAAAAATTAGCTTGACTATCGTTAAACTAATATGTTATAATATATTTATAAGAAAGAGAGGAGCTAATATGAAAAGGGTTATATATAATATCTATTCTCCTGTTGGAAAACATGTCAAGACTTGTCTTAATCTTCGTCAGGCTAAGAAAGTTCTTAAGAAGTATAATTCAAATATCCCTTCTTGGCATTATGATGAACTTTATACGATGAGTGCAGAGGTTGTTTATGTCAATTCTTAAAGAATATGTTGTTTGTGAAAAAAATATAGATAATGTTGTTAGTTATTATATTATTAGAGCAAATGCCAATTGCGGCTATCCTCCTTCAAGGATACTTGCAGATTTTGATACTTTTGAAGAAGCTCGTGAATATATAAAATATTTAGAAGATTCATTAAAGAATGAATAAAAAATAATTCTTTACAAAAACTCAATTTCATTATATAATATATATAAAATTGAGGAAGGAATTAAAAATGCAACTTAAAGAATATGTTGTTTGTGATGAACAAATTAACGGTTTTTACTGTGGCTATTATAGTATTCGTAGTATTCATGATAGTCTTTCTTCAAGATTTAGAATAATGGCTAGTTTTAATACATATGAAGAAGCAAATGAATATATAGATTATTTGCGGCATCCAGAAGATTATTTTAACCATGATGATGATTAGCACCTTGTGTTGCGGGTGGTAGGGATAGTGACCTAGTTAGCCTCATAAGCTAAAAAATATCAGAGCGTAACTGATACCCGCGACACAGGGTAGCTGCAGACCTGTTCGATAAAGTTCAAAAAGGCAGCAGAGAGATGAAGGGTGAAACCGGATAATAGATACAATGCCTGAACTGCTAAAGTATCTTTCTCTCTTAATTTTATTCCCGGTTCGTTCAACGGCAGGACGCGACACTGTTAATGTCGTTATACTGATTCGAATCCAGTACTGGGAGCCACGTTAAATACCCGACCAAAATAGATAAGAAGTCATGAGCTTATTGAAAAGTGAATCCACACCACCTGTTTGGTCGGTTATTCATTAGTGTGGAGAAAGTGTGGTAATTATGAATAGTAAAACCAAAGGTAATATTTCTGAAGCTAAAGCATTATTTGAATTTCAACGTCGTAATATTCCGGTAGCTCTTCCTTGAGGAGACAATGAACGTTACGACATGATTGCTGAATTTGGTGGTAAATTAAATCGTATTCAAGTAAAAACTGCAAATGAAGAGAAAAATGGAAGTATTAGATGTTATTGTAGAAGTTCAAAAAATCATACTACTAATAAATCTTTAAGTACCTATGAAAATGATGTAGACTATTTTGTATTTTATAACCAAAATAGAGATATAATTGCTTTAGTACCGATTAAAGATATTGGTAACTGTCAGACTATTTCTTTAAGGATTGAGCCAACTAAAAATGGACAAACTTCAGGAATAAAATTTTTTAAAGATTATAATTTTGATAATATTCTGCCGTAGCTTAGAGGAAAAGCAGAGGACTTTTAAAAATAGGAGCCTTATAAGGAAACTTATAAGTGAACAGCTCGCTAAGTCGGTGAAACCTGTAAAATGGCAATACCGAGCAAGGGAAACCGTGTGTAGAGACTTTACACGAGCCACCTAAGTTTTATAATATGGTGAAGATAAAGTCCAGACCACAAACAGAAATGGCTATGAAAATAGTAGTGGTATGTAATCCTAAGACCGTGGGTTCGAGTCCCACCGGCAGAACCAATACCGAGTTAGCTTAATTGGCAAAGCGCGACACTCTTAATGTCGGAGATGTGGGATCGTGGCCCATGCTCGGTACCAAACAACAAACATCCGTGTCGTATAATTGGAAGTATAGCTTGACTCCAAATCAAGAAGGCGTCTGTTCGATTCGGACTGCGGGTGCCATATAATAAGCCGCATTAGCTCAAGAGGAAGAGCCACAGTCTTCTAAACTGTTTGTTATAGGTTCAAGTCCTATATGCGGCGCCAGTTAATTAAGGTAGGTAAAATGTATACTATTGAAAATAATAACATTAGTCTTACTCGTGGAGACACTTTAATTGTACAAATAAATATTAAACAAGATGGTAGTGATTATATCCCTGATTCTGGGGATATAATCTATTTTGCTTTAAAACACAATACTATGGATAGTAAAAGAGAACGGTATCTTGATAAAGAACCGCTAATTTTAAAAATGATTCCAAATGATACTCTTATTTTAAGATTAGAATCTGTAGAAACAAAGAATCTTGCTTTTGGACGATATGTTTATGAAATTGAGCTTACAAAAGAAGATGGTACTGTAGATACTTTCATTTCTGGTATATTTACATTGACTCCAGAGGTAAATTAAAATGAGTTTAAATAAAATTAATTTAACTGGTTATCTTAATGACAGTAAATCTTTAAGTGGCTCAATAACAAGTTTACAAAATTTAGAAGGTAGTTTAAGTTCTATTAATAAAGAATTGATTAATATACCTTCTGATTCCATTAGAACACAAATTAAAACAGTAACATCATCTATTTCAAAACAAACAATTGTACCAGATGAAGGATATAATTATTTATCTAGAGTAATTGTAGAAGGTATTCCATATAAGAAAATTTTTAATGAAGCTGGCGGTATAACTATTAAGATAGGATAATTTATGAAAGTAAATAAAGTATATTATGGAAATCAATTACTTGTTGATTTAACTGATGCTACAGTTTCAGAAAAACAATTATTAAAAGATGTTATTGCATATGGCGCTGATGGAGAAAAAGTAATTGGTACAAATAACACGATGGCACTTTCACCAATTGAATATGATTATAACATAGGCTATATAGAATATGATTCTTTATGGAAATACCAAAGTCCAATAGATACTTATACTGATATTTATAAAGTTCAAAGCGGGCATAGATATTTTATTAGTTTAGGAAAAAATATTGGTACTCGTTTTCGTGCAATGTTTTGTCCTTTAGATGTTAGAAACAGGACAGAAGACTTATCGGGTCAATTTATTATTTATGATAATGCGCCAACCCCATATCAAAATGTTTCTCAAGAATCTCCTTGGGATGGTTATTTACTTATTTCAAAAGATCATATCGGTAAAACAGGACTTATTAGTTACGTATATGATACTACTAATTGGGTATAAATGGAGAATTTAATAATGTTTAATTTTTTAAAACGCAAACAAACTGATCCTTATGAATATAAAATGCTTTGTAAAAATTGTGATATTTTTTTTAAACGAAAAAATCCTAAAGAAAAGAGATGCCCTGCGTGTAATCAGTTTAGTAGAGTAGAAACTTATAGTCTTATTAATAAAGAAACCGGTCAGGAGATTAGATAATGAGAATTATTAAAGAAGGTGTAATACCTAATATTGAATATATCTTTACGTGTAGTTATTGTAATTGTGAATTTGCAGTAACCGAAATAGAATTAATTAATAATAATCCTTTTTCAGATAAAAATTCTTATTCATGCCCAACTTGTCATAAAAATGTATATAATCCTGAAAAACATATTGTAGAAGAAGAAACATCAGAACCTTCTACTGAAGATGAAACGGTAAATCCATAATGAAACGAGAAAATATAAAATTTGATTGTCATAAATGTAATCATTCATTTATAGCAACACCACAAGAATATAAAACTATATTTTGACATGGAGATATTATTAAAGAAGGATATTGTCCAATTTGTGGTGCAGTTAATCAGCTTAATACCACAAGAGGATTTTGAGGTTCTAACGGAGGAAAATTTTAATATATTGCAACAATAAGTAAAGGTATTACTAATTATTATATAGTTTAGTAATATAAACAAATGCCTGTTCGACTCAGGCTCGGTCCATCTACGGGCTGATCGTTTAAGTGCGGCAAGACTTGTTTTAGAATATTTGTTGACAGTTGTTCAATTTTTATGCTATAATATATACATAAGGTAAGGGAGATGATTGTTCGAATCAATTGCTGTCCATCTGAGATGGCTAGTTTAAAAGGAAAAATAACCGAACCTTAAATTTTTAATTGACAATTAAATAAAAAATATGATATAATATAAATATAGAAAAGGGAGAGTTAAACATTCTCGCCAATATCAACTGGGAGTATGACTGCAGAAACTGCCCAGAGAGACGGCCTAGACGCAGGTGTGGGAAGTGGTGCCACATAGCGAAAAACGAGAGTGGGGAGTAGCTACCCCAGGAATTGGTCGGGATACAACGAAAAGGCTCGTACCGAGTAAACCTAAGTCGAAGGTAAGAATGTTTAACTATTCGTTTTCTAAAACGAAGTACGAAAGAGATGGATTCTCCATTCTCATATAAGGTTGATAGTCCTTTCAAACTAAACTATCAAAGTCGGCACGAAACGTTAACATCACATTAGCCGACTATAAAAAAGAAGAATGGTGATAGTTTCATAGCACGGGTGAAAGTAAACTGGAGATAGCTGGTGGTGTAATTGGTCAGCATCGGCCCGCAAGGGCTAGGGTATTGGTTCGAATCCAATCTGGCTATCCGTGAAGGGTGATGGAACCAGGAAGATAAAGATCATTGGTGTATAGTGTTCGCTTGCGGCAGTCCTCTTCAACGAAAGTCGTGTCGTCATTCTACTGCGGAAGGTAGTTTGTCCAATATGTCCTGATGACGTTAAAAGCTGAGCGTATAGTGAAAGACTGACGGGTTGAGTAGCGGCGTAAGGGTTTTCTTATGCTTTCTTTTCCAACAATGCTTTCTAGATAAGCAGCCACATAATAAGTGGTATAAAGAAAGCGCCAAATAATTGGGGTATATGAGTCGCGAGCGAGAAGCAGAACCCCACAGGATGGTAACAGGTTCGATTGAATGCTGAAGCTCATGCGAACTCGGTAAGCGAGCTAGGGTGTAAATGGTAGACTCTCCGAGTATATAGTCAGAACAGACAATAAAATCGTTGGGTTCGTGGACATAGGCAAAGAGCTTCCTACCAACTGAATATCAAGGAAGGGGTTTTTCCAAGCGGCAGGTTGCGAGTCCTGAAAAAGTGCGTAAAGGCGCCACCCGCATTTATTTTATGCACATATGGCGGAGTCTGGTCAATCGCAACGGCCTGCAAAGCCGTACAATCGTTAGTTCAAATCTAACTATGTGCTCCATTATGGAGAGTTGGCCGAGTAGGTCGATGGCGCTCGCCTGCTAAGCGAGTATACAGTGTTAAGCTGTATCCAGGGTTCGAATCCCTGACTCTCCGCCAGAAAATTTTTATCAAAATATAATAAAATATTTAAGCTAATTTTTATATATAATAACAAAGTCCAAGATGTTTTCACATTCGCAAATTATGACTTAAAACTGTCCCCAAATGTGAGCCTTATAACAATGATGTTATTATGGGGATAGCTATATTTTGGCTATCCCCATTTTTTGTATATAAGGCGGAAAGGAGGAATCGTGTATAACATTGGATTTTATGGTGGTAAATTTCTTCCATTCCACAAGGGCCACTTACATTGTATTTTAAGAGCAGCATCACAATGTAATAAGTTATATGTTGTTATTATGTACAATGGAAGAGAAGAGCTAGAAGCTCTTTCCCAAGAGACTAAGTTTGGTAATAAATACCTTACTCCACACATTAGAGAATTGGCTATTCGTAAAGAATTAAAACCTTTTCCTAATATCGAAGTTATCATGTATGACACTAAACCTGCAGATGATAAAGCTGAGCAAGAAGGCAAAGATCTATGGTATTATGAATGTCAAGACATGATAGCATTAATGGGTAAATTTGATGCCGCATATTCAAGTGAACCAAAGTATGATATTTTATTTAAACAATATTATCCTTGGGCAGATTCAATTATTTTAGATGAATGCCGCAATGATATTAATATTTCTGGCACTCAATTAAGAAATATGAATATTAAGCAGGCATATCAATATTTACCTAGAAGTTATCAGCAACTAATTAATCGAAAAGTATTATTTGTTGGAACCTGTTCTTGCGGGAAGACTACAACAATACAAAAACTTGCTAAATATTATAACACAAGTTACTCAGAAGAGCAAGGCCGCAAAGTAAGTGAAAATTTTAATATTCATAGCCCAGGCTCAGAATGGTATAATCAATTTGTATGTCAACAATATATGGCTAATGCTAAAGCTGTTGAAGATGCTAATTTAGTTGCTCTCTTGGATACTGATGCTTTGATTACTAGATTTTATAATGATTTATATGAAGATTCCCCTCTTCCAGCCGCTGAAGCTATTGCAGCAGACAATAAATATGATTTAATATTATTCTTTGAACCAACTGTTCCCTTTGTACATGATGGTATGAGAACTGAAAGAGAAAATGCTCAACGATGGGAATTAAGTCATAAATTAAAAAATACTTTCTTTCAATATTATGATAATATTAAAGTTCTTTCAGGAACCTATGAAGAGAATTATTTAAATGCTATTAAATATATTGATGAAATGTTGGAGGGTTCAAATGAATAATATTTTAAAACAATATGATTGGAATTGGTTTGAATTAGGATTAATTGGAATTGTTTCTATTATTGGGTTATATTTCTTTGCCGGAACAATTACTCCACAAGAATTTATTTTACCAACAGTAGATTTAGTTGCAGCTTTTTGTGGTATCTGTTCTGTGGTTTTATGTGCTAAAGGTAAAAAAGCAGGATTTATTTTTGGCCTAATTAATGTAATTGGTTATTCTATTATTGCTTTTAATAACTTATATTATGGAGAAGTTTTATTAAACGTATTATTCTATATTCCTATTAATATAATTTCTTATATTACTTGGAGTAAAAATCAATATGAAGATAAAAATGAAGTTATACCTAAAGCTCTTAATTGGAAACAAATACTTATCGGTATAATTATTATTAGCGCCGCAACTATAGGTTTACATTATATCTTACTTTCTCTTGGAGGAGCAATGACTCTTCTAGATGGAACTACGACAATTCTTTCAATCGCAGCTTCTTTATTAATGTGGCGTAGATATGCAGAACAATGGGCTTGTTGGATTATTGTTGATATAATCACTGTAATTATGTGGATTATTGCTGGTGATCCAATTATGATTGCTATGTGGGGAGCATATCTTGTGAATGCTTTCTATGGTTATTATTTATGGCTTAAGAAAAGTAATCATTTTCTTTGGAAGTAAAAACTATTTGACGAATGCTCCTTTTATATGATATAATATATTTATAAGAAAAGGAAAAGGTTAATTAGTTGACCCATCCAATAGAAAGGAGTCCTATGTGAAGTAATACAACTGCGGGTAGTTGTGGTTGTGATAATTTTTCCCCTCCTCGTAATATTTATAGTACCTCTACAACATATACACCTAACATTACAATTGATAATGGGTCTATGAAGATAGGTAATATGACTATTGATGAAGATTCTATTACATTTAATACTTCGTCTAAAGTTATGATTGATGGAGAAGAAATAAGTGGAGACGATATTGATTTTATCCATAAATTAAAAAATTTAGGGAATTCCGCTTGTGATTGCACTTCGGCAATTCAACATATGATAGATCAACTCACATCAAGTCCCAAATATAATAATAAAATTAAATATAATGAAAAGGAGAGTCAAGGAATGGATCTAATGAAAAATTTTAATTTTGGTCCGTGCGGTGATCGTGCTAAGATTTCACATCTTGGTATTGCGGTACAGAATAGTAATGGTGAATGGGTATCTTATGATAAAGAAAACAACGAAATTGTTAATGTTGATTTAATTAATTTTGGTTGTGATAATTTTGTTTATATGATGCCTGTTGCAATTAAAGATGTAACTGAAGGCGATGCAATTATTCATAATCGTCATGTAATGTTTGTTACAAAGGCAAGAGGGAAGGCTATTTCTGTTATTGATGTAACAGATGGTGAGATTAAGAAAATTCTTCCTACTAAGTCTATATTTGGTTTTGATTTTGTAACTAAGATTGTGAGTCTAATAGATTTTACAGCATCGGCCGCGGATGAAGACAATCCTTTTGGAAACATGCTCCCCTTCCTTCTATTGAATAATGATAATAATAGGAGCAATGATGTTCTCCCTTTAGCCTTTATGCTAATGAACAAGGATGGTCAGGATGGTGGGCTATTCTCTTCTTCTATCTCCTCTACTCAGATGATGCTTATAGCTATGATGATGACAAATGGCAAGAATGGTTGCGACACACAGAATCTTTTACCACTAATGTTCCTGATGAACGAGAATACAAAGACGGCGACTTCGTAAAAGTTATTTGGAGTAAAAATCATCGTATTGTTAAAGAACCTCGGTTGGATGTATTGAAAGATGCTCCACCTTCTCCGCATGTAGAAGCATGCACTAATACAAAAGGTCGTATTCTTGAAAATGATGATGGTTTTTGGCTTCAATTTATTGATTCGTCAACTATTGCTCATTATATTTGGTTAAGTAAATCTGATTGGGTTATAAAACAGTAGGAGATATATGTTCGCAATTTTTGGTATTATCGTTCTAATCGCAGGTATTATTTGTGCGATCTTTTTTGGTAAAACAGAAACATATGAAGCATGGGGTGAAGAAAGAACAAAACAAATTACACCACCTAAGCTATGGAGTTTAATTCCAATTATTCTTGGTGTCGTTCTTATTTTCAGTTCTTGTATTTATACTCAATCTGTTGGAGAAGTTGTTGTCCTTCGTAATTGGGGTGGTCAGCTAGTTGGGCATGATAGTGAAGCTGGTTTTGGTCTAAAAGCTCCTTGGCAAGAAATTACTCGCTATGATATTCGTAATAACATCCTCTCCTTTATGGGTGAAACAGAAGAAGAGCAATTTGAAGGTGGTTCCGCAAATGGCTCTGGTATTATTGTGAATGATCGTGGTGGTGCAAGAGCCGTTGTAGATGTTCAGGTTAACTATTCACTTGACCCAGAAGCGGCAGAAGATCTTTATATAAATTATGGAACTCAAGAAAACTTTGTAAAAGCTATTTGTGCGGTTGATATTCGCGCAGTTCCACGTCAAGTTGCAGGTCAATTTGATACAATTACTATTCTAACCGCACGTGAAGAATTTGTTAAAGCTATTTGGGAAGCTCTTGAAACAAAGTGGAAGCCTTATGGATTAGTTATTGAACAAGTTAATGTTCAACACGTAGAATATCCCGATAATATTAATGAAAGTTATACTAAAGCACAGCAAGCTGAAATTGATAAGCAAACAGCTGAAAATAAAAAGTCTGTTGCTGAGGTTGAAGCACAAACTAAAGTAGTACAAGCACAAGGTGAAGCTGACGCAAATAAAATTCTTAATGATTCACTTACACAAGAAATCATTCAGCAACACTATATTGATGCTCTTAAAGAAATTGGTGCGCAAGGAAATCTTGTAGTTGTTCCAGAAAATTCAACACCAATGGTTAATACTAAATAATTATTAATTTACGCCTGTTAAGGATTATTCCTTGACGGGCGTTTTATTTTTATGTTATAATATATTTATAAAAGAAAGGAAATAATTATGGCTCATTGTTTTGTTGAATTTGGTGCTTACGGCGCAATTGGTGATTTTGATATCGAAGGAATGACTGAAGAGCAAATCCTTGAAGAGGTTGAAGAGATTACTCAAGAATTTGTCGCACAAGAATCTGGTTATATAATTGTTGATAATAAAGAGGATTATTAAAAATGAGCGATATTAATATAAAAGCATTAATTTATACTATTATAACTCTTGTATTAATTCCTTTATTTATTTATGTCGCATTAACGAATGTTATTTTTCTTACGATTATTGAAATAATATTAAGTATTATCATAATTGTAACACTTTTTTATGGATTATATGTATTTTTTGATGAATTTTTTTAAAGGAGATAACAATGCCATATTTAAATGATATTGATATTAATAAACGTTTACATGAACATCTTCTTTACTATATAAATACTTATAACAAAGACTGGTTTGTTCTTTGTCTCCAAGGAAGTCAAAATTATAATATGGCAGATGCGGAGTCTGATATTGATTCTAAAATTCTCGTTATTCCTTCATTAGAAGATATTGTGCTTAACCGCAAACCAATTAGTCATACTCTTGAAATGCCAGATAACCAAGAGCATGTTGATTGTAAAGATGTGCGGGAGTATTTTAAGATTTTCCGCAAGTCAAATATTAATTTTGTTGAAATTTTATTTACTGACTATTTTATTGTAAATAATAAATATTATGATCTTTGGAATAGGCTACGGGAGAATGCGGAAGGATTAGCAAGAATTAATCCTTATGCCGCAGTTTCTTGTATGAAAGGTATGGCGAGTGAAAAACGACATGCCCTGTGTCATGAATACCCAAGCCGCATGCCTTGGATTGAAAAGTTTGGTTACGACCCTAAACAATTATCGCATTTATGCCGTATTAGCTATTTTTTAAAATGGTATGTTGAAGGTAAGCCATATAAAGATTGTATTCATTTTGAGAATAGTTGGATTCGTGATTGGCTTTTAGAGGGTAAACGTACTGGTTGGAGTCTTAATAAAGAAGATGCGGAAGCTAAAGCAGATGAAGTAATGGAAGGTATTATTTATATGGCTGATGATTTCCGCAAAGATCATCCTAATGAAAATGATCCTATAATGGATTCTCTTTTGGATGAAATTCTTTATGATTTAATTAGTAGGTCTTTAAAAGCAGAATTAGGAGTATAATAAATGAGTGGTAAAAAGTATAAGATTTATCAAAAAGGTCAATTCCTAGGTCATCATTGTGCTACATCTGCAGCACAAGCTATTGAGAAAATGTCTCATACTCTATATGCAACAGTATATAATGTAGATTTTAATGATTATTTTGATGTATATCATGGAAGTGATTATGGTCAAATTTATGTAGGTGAAGATTAAAACTTTTTCTAGACAGGCGTATAATTTATATGCTATAATATATACAAAGAAAGGGAAAGATATTTAATTAGGAGGTTATTATGGGTTTTGATATGATGGCAAGTGTTTATCACCGCAATAAGGAAACGCAGAAATATGAAAAAATAGCCTTCTATGACAAGAACGGCAAAGAACTTGATAGTGTATTTCCTACTCGTGATGGTATGCTGAATCAACTTCTTGTAGGTTATAATCGTCATGGTTATGATTTTGAAGCTATCGGTGCACGTCGTGGTCTTCCTGAGTGGTATGTCAATCTTCTAAAAGAAGAGCATCCTGATTGGTTTGATGGTAGTGATGGATCCTGGCCTTATAATGTAAATGAAGGCACGTATTATGACTATCTTGAACTGCGTGGATGGGCGCAGGGTGATGTTTGTGCTCACAAGGATTGGATGGCTATAGAAGAGCCTGATTATGATGATGATGTTGCACCTGAGCCACCCATGCGGAATGCTCTAAAAGACTTTATGGCACAAGTAGATACCTACCTGTATGCTTATGGTATCTATTATCCTAAGCCTGGTGAGGTAATCATAGTTTGTGAGCTGAGTTATTAATGATTACTTTAGAAGATACTTATGGCGCATCATACGGTTTAGACGTAAAATATTTTAAGAATTTGGGTGAATTTGAAGCGTATCTTAACAAACATCCTAAAGTACGCTATAGGATTTTAAATGGATACGCAGATTTTTATGTTTCAACCCAAGAGGAAGAAGATAATATGGGAATGAAAAATCTCGTAATTTGTGATTGGCAAACTAAGGGTAATGCTGTGCGGCTGTGGTGCTGTGACCAAGATAAGTATGATGACATTTGGGGTGATGATTGGGACGATCAGCCTTATGAACATAATGCGGGTCGAGTATATGATAAATACGTCGATAAAGTAATTGATATTTATTTTAATTTTGATATTGTCATCCTTGAAGCTGAGAATGATTGGATTTATAACGGTAACTCTCCATTTAGCAAGCAAGATTTTAAAGAAGGCAAAGCTCCAATTTTTATTGCCTATTGGCCACAAAAAAATGACTATTGGGATGGTAGTGAATATCATCTTCTAATAGGAGGTAAGAATAACGATCGTATTCTTAAATTTTATATGGGTGATATGATTAAGCCTATTCTTACTGATAATAAGAAAATTGTTTATTATATTGTTCATGAATAATATTGGAAGGGGCAAGACTTGCGGGTACTTGCCCCATATGAGATACTAAACATACATACCTCCGCGTGGTGTATCTTGGGTTGTGCTAAAATGTATGTACCTCTTCTCCCGGAGTTTTAGCAAGTTTCTCCGTTTTTATAGTTATGGTTATAGTATTTAACTTGCTGAAGATTAGATTGTCTCTTCGCATTGATAGGCCGCAAAAACAGTCTCGTCCAGCGATAAAGCGTGAACTGGTGGTATATGCTTATCCCTGAAAACTAAGCAACCTAGTATATTATCGCTCTGCTAGGGCCGCAATTACTATCCTTGCTACTCTTTAGGGTAGTAAGGATTTTTTATTATAAGGAGATTACATGAAAATTTTAATTGCAGTACCTACATTTGAAAATATATTGCCTGACACTTTTAAATCAATTTATAATTTAGAAAAAACTGAAGATATGATTGTAGATTTTGATTTTATTCGTGGGTATGACTGTGCTCGCGCAAGAAATAATATATGTAATAATGCTATTAAAAGTAATTATGATTATGTATTAATGGTTGATTCTGATGTAATTCTTCCTTCATATACGTTAATTAAAATGTTAAATGATCCTAAACCAGTTTGCTTAGGGTGTTATCCCCGCAAAAATACTAAAACTGGTGTATTTGAAATTTTTAAATTAGGTCAACAAAATTATGTAGATACTTTTAATTATGGAGAAATTACTAGTTTAAGTGGTAAAATTGAAATCAAAGGCGGTGGTTTTGGATGTGGTATGATTGATGTAGAAATTCTTCAAAATTTATCGCATCCATTTTTTAAATATGTAGAGTATGAAAGTGGAGCAACATTATCAGAAGATTTATATTTTTGTAGTAATGCTACTAAAAATGGATATAAGATTTATGCTGAAACAGATGTTATTTGCGGCCATAGTGTACGTGGTTTTCAATGGCAATAATCATGCTATTGACAAATGTTAAATAATTATGATATAATATATTCATAAGAGAAAGGAATTACTATGGCTAAAATTAAAGATGTGCTTTATGACTATGGTGATAAAGTTTTTTTCTTTTTTGATGGAAAAGAATATATTGGAATAGTTGAGATTATTGATAAATTTGGATATTTTTTCGATAATTCAGAACCATATTACGATATTTTTATAAAAGAGAGTAATGTTTTAGTAAAACACGTTCCACAAAGTATTATTAAGAGGGTAGAAAATGTTTAATCATAGAAAAAATCAAATTAATTACCATTCTATAAAAGATATTATAAAAGGTATACGAATTAGTTGTGAATGTGGTATTAGAGAAAAAGCTTTTGACTGGAAAGAAATTGGTGTTAAAGGTTTTAGAAATAGACGCCGTATTATTAGAATATGTAAAAAATATGGTAAAATTAAGCACGTGCCGCAAGGTTTTATTATTAAGTTTGGATAGATAGGAGCTAATTATGATTGTTAGTATTTTATTTTATGAAAGTCCTAATCCTATTGATTGTAATGTACTTGGAGTTTTTGAACATAAGGCCGATGCTAAAAAATGGTTAGAAAATCACGGGTGGAGTTTTAATGTTGATTCTTGCACTTGGAGAAACCCTTCTCGTTTAGGGTTTGTTGAAATACTTGAAAAGAGTTTAAAATAATGGAAAGACATGCCGCATATACTGGTACTCGTAATCTTTATGGAGATATGGAAACTGCTGCAAAGTCTCTAATTGGAATGACTAGTGTTGATAAAGTTCATTTTTTAATTGAAGATGATGAATTCCCTAATGAGTTACCAGATTTAATTGAGTGTCATAATGTTAGTAATCAAACTTTTTTTAAACCCGGGACTCCAAATATGCAAAGTCAATTTTCATATATGGCCATGATGCGGATTGCTCTATGCCACGTTTTAGATGAAAATATTCATAAAGTATTGTCATTAGACTGTGACACAATTGCCGCAAATGATTTATCTGATCTATGGGAATTGCCAATTGATGATTATTATTTTAGTGCAACACATGAATGGCATAAAAGTAACAATGGATTACTTTATTGTAATCATGGAGTCGTTCTTTATAATTTAGATAAAATGCGTGATGGTAAAGCAGATGAATGTATTGATGTTTTAAATAAACGTAGATATACATGGGTTGAACAAGATGTGGGGAATTATCTATGTCAAGGCCGCATCTATGATATGCCAGCATTATATAATAGTAATTACTGGACAGATAAAGGTAAACCAAAAAAACTTCCTTATATAATTCATTATGCCGGTTTAAATCATGAAGATTGGTGTAATAATAATGAAGTAGTCTATTGGAGAAATATGCCTTGGGATCAAGTGTTAAGTTTTCATGAGTATCGCTGTAAAGGTTAGTTATTGACGACTGACCTTTCTTTATGTTATAATATAAGCATAGAGAAAGGAATTTTATGTGGACTATCCAAGAGATAAAGAATTATTTACAAGAATTAGCTGAAAGTATTGATCTTGTTTATGATACTCCTGTTAAAATTAATGGTAGATTGACTAAAACTCTTGGGAGAGTTATTGCTGAACCTGTTGCATTTGATTCTTATAAGCCGCAAGTAATTGAATTTAGTAGACAGTTTCTTGAAACTTCTACTGATGAAAGTGTGCGGCAAGTTGTCATGCATGAGTTCGCGCATTGGGCTGTTTTGATTGAAACTGGTGAAGTTCATGGTCATGATGCAGTTTTTAAAGCTATGTGCCGCAAGATAGGTTGTCAAGCTGATCGGCCGCAAACTAAAGTTGAGCGTACTGTCAGTGATGATAAATTGTTTAAATATATTGTTAAATGTGATGAATGCGGCAATGAAATGCATTATAGTCGAGCTGGAAAAGTTGTTAAGCATCCTGACTGGTATGGATGCGGCAAATGTGGAGGAAGCTTAAGGGTGATTCAAAATTGGTAGAGTTCGACCCTATATCTTTTTGTATTAGTTTTATTATTGGTGTCATTATAGGTAGGATTATTGGCTTAAAACTTTGGGGAAGATAATTATGTTTGAAGATATCGCTAGAATTTGGCTAGAAAGTCGTACTGGTATTAATTATGATGACATGGTTCTTAATGAGCTTGTAAATGATCTTGCTATTGTACTTATGGAAGTTTATGAAGCTGGCCGCAGTTATGGTTATGATGAAGGGTTAGAAGAAAATTTAACTGAACTTCAATGGTAAGGATTGTTATGACATTAAAAGAGTTTTGTGTTAATCAAAAATGGTGCTTAGGTTTTGCAGAAGTTAGACATTTTATTTCTAACAATGTTATTCAAGTTAATAATATCATGGTAACTAATGAAGATATGGAATTAAATATTGGTGATATTGTTAAACTTGGCAAACATAAAGCAGCAATAGTAGGAGAAAATTAAATGATTACTTTAATGCAATTGGTTGAGTCAACCGCATGGCTTCAGCCGCAAGATCATATAAAAGTAAATCTTTGGGATAGAACCAAAGTTTATGAAGATGGTGAGTATAAAGATATTGAACTTAATGTCCGTAATCTCGCTAAATATGGAGATTATTGGGTAACTGATCTTGATATTGAAGAGTATAAAGATGAAGATAAAGCTTTTCTATCTTGCTTAATTTGGAAGGATTAATATGAGTCGTTGGAGTAGAATCACTGGTATTCAAAGTACGATTGGTATCATACTTTTAATAGTTTTTATTGTAATCGCAGCGCTTGCTGTTAGTTGGGGACTTACGTGTTTAGTTGTCTATTGGATTAGTTTACTTTGGGCAGGAACTGCATTTGTTTTTGAATGGTCATGGGCATTTGCAACTGGCGTTTGGCTTGCTCTCTGTCTTATTGGTAGTTTTTGTCAAGCGAGGATAAATTTTAATGACTAATGATGAAGTGTTCGTATCAGTGGCAGAAGCTCTGCGCCGCAAAATCCAAGAGGAAGGTAAAAGTTTAGAAGATGTAGACTTTATATCGGTTGGTGGATTAGGCTTACAAACTGATGATTTTTGGAAAACTGCGGAACTTTGGAAATGGGATATTAATCAACTTAAAGATGAATTTAAGATAGTTTTTAAAGATCGTACTTGGATTGGTAAACATTATAGTCGTAATGGTAGTGTGCGGCTTAAGTATCATAAATTATTTGAGGAACCTACGTGTATTCTTTTACATCCTATGCCGAGTGAATTTTTAGATGGATAAAAATATTTCTAGACTAATGTAGAATAATTATGGTATAATATAATTATAAAAGAAAGGAATTATATTATGCTTACTGCTAAAGAAGCTCGTGAATTAGCTAATGATTTTGAAAAACGTAGACAAGCTAGAAATTATGTAGAAGATCATGTACTTCCGCAAATTGAGAAACAAGCTCTTAAAGGAAATACTGAATTAATTTTTGAAATATGTAAACCTAAATTACAAAGTTTTATTATTAGTGAACTAGAAGATTTAGGTTATTATATAAAAAAATCAGATGGCTGCTATTTTGATTTACGTACTCCGTATATTATTAAATGGTAATCCAAGAGAAAGAGAAAAATGAAAGATACTTATTATGTGCGGCGAGGTGTAGCAGGAACAGTACTCTCTATTAGAATGTCTACTCCGAGACGTGAAGATGCTTTAAAAAACGCGGCAGATAGTGCAATTATGAATCCTGGTTTTACTTATACTGTTTGTAAAGGTGAAACTGAAATTGCTAGGTTTTTTGTAAAGGAAGAGGATTAATTATGGCATATGGAGCTTTAATCTATGGGTTCGCGGCTAAGGCTGATGATATTACTCAGATGCCGCGAGTAGACTCTTACCGTGACAGGGACGGCCGCACAGTTCTTATTGATAATGATGATGTTCATCCTATTGAATGGGCTATGGAACATCATAAGTATGGTCAATATGTATTTGTTGAAGATGATCAATTGTGGTATTCTGATAGGGTTATTTTCGGTATTTTTCTAGGTGAGTCTGGAGATGAATTAAATCTCGAAAATATGGAAGATGCTAAAAAGAGCGCCAAGGAGATTAGTGAAGCTGTAAAATTCTTTACTGATTGGGATACTGATATTAGCGATTATGGATATCATGTTTGTACTATGTATGACTAGGAATCTTGATTAAAATTTTTGATTTTTTATATCAAAAATAAGTAAGGAATTTGAATTAAAAATTATATATAATAAGCCATATGATTATTTTTAAGCGGGTTATCATACCCGCTTTCTTTTTAACTTGATTATGTGAACCATTTTGGTGTACAAATTTTATAAAGGAGGATATTAGATGGCTGAAGGTAAAAAAGATATTCGTCTTAATATTCGGATGCCGCAATATCTGAAAGATAAGATTGAACAAGAATCCAAGAGATTGGAATTAAGTCAAAGTGAGTTTGTGCGGCATTTAGTTATTGAATATTTTGCAAGAAAAGAAAAATTAGGTTAGTGGTGCCATATGGGTAGATATAATCAGGCACCAAAGTTGGTGAATAAAAAACCTAAATTAAATGGTAACACTATAATGATTAGTAATGAAATGTATTCTGCTATTTTTAATGCAGTTGGCCGCAAATATCAAGCTGGAGCTTTAATGGTTTGGTTGATTGGTCAAGCAGATGGATTTGGTGTTGCATTAAAAACTGTTAGTGATGCTCTTGGTATGGATAAAAATGGTTATTATAAGTCTAGAGCCGCGTTAGAAGAACTTGGGTTTATTACGGCAGATGGAGATAATATTACGATTCATTATAATAAAATTTTGGGTAATGAAAAAGATGACTCTAAAAATAGGGTAATGAAAAAGATGACTCATTCTTTTGATGACTCTATTTTGAGTAATGAAAAAGATGACTCTATTTTTTTGGGTCATCAAAAAGATGACCCTATGGGTAATGAAAAAGATGACTCTATGAGTCATCTAAAGTGGGAATATAACATAGAAGAACATAGAAAAACAAAGAAAGAAGAAGGTTTTAGATTAGAAGATTTTACGGATGAGAATGGGAACTTTAGATTTTAAATGTAAGGAGTTAAATTAACATGGCTGAAAGAGAAACAGAATATTTATTTAAGCCTTATCAAATGCATATTTATATACCACATAAATGAGGAGCATACCCTCAAAAGGTTAAAATTAAAGATCGTATTAGTACTTATGAAGTTTGTCGAGTTATGGTTGATGGAAAATTAGTCCATGAACGGCATAGCGATTATTCTATAGAGGCTACTGAAAAAAATAATAAAAAAGATGGTAAACACACTGGAAGATGTAATCTTTGTGGTAGTATACAAACAGAACCGCACAGTTGAGAAAATAAACCTCAATATATTAAAAGAGACGATATTAATCATAAATATCTTTGTAGTAAGTTTGACACAAAAGGTCATCGTTGTGAAGGATATTATTTAGAAAAGCATAGTAAACAATATTCATTTCTTTTCGATCCTAAGGGTAAAAATTATCGTAGTCCAGTATGACATATGGTTTTTTGTGAAATTTGTGGTGGAAGTTGACAAGAATCTCATCATTGAAAAGAAGATGGCCAAGGAGAGACTAAATGAGAAATTTCTAATAAAGATAAACATCATAAAACCTGTATTTATTGTGGACAAGAAGAAGAAGGAAATCATAGTAATATAAAATATTTTCAGAAGTTCATTAATAATGGTGATTTTGATACAGATAAGCATACGGCAGTATGTGGAGTTTGTCATGGACCATGACTTGAAGATCATGATTGACTGAGAAAAAGTGATAATAGTCTTAGGTGAGAAAGTGAAAAAACTGATAGTCAATATAAAACACATCACAGGGTACAGTGTAGAAAATGTAAAGGTTTTCTATATGAAAGACATAATTATGATCTTATTCATGTAAAATCTGGATATGACTTTGAAACTAAGTGTATATGTGGTAAAACGGATAGTATAAATAAATGAAGTATTGCTTATAAAAATGTTCCTTGCGGGAATAAAAAAACTATGAATATTCAATTAAAATATACTGGTAAAGGTTATTTATATTTAAAAATTTTACCAGATGATCAAGGAAATTATCCTAATTATCCAATAGTTTATACAGGTGATTCAAAAAGACCTAGTCCTGAAAATAAAAATGAAAAACTTCCAATTCATGTTAAAAATGGTTGGTATAAACGTGGTAACGGTGAAGACTGAAATTTAAGTAGTTATAAAAAATATACATATAAAAAACATTTTGTAATAGAAGGTGTTAAGGAAAGTGAAAATCGAGGAATTCTTTATGAGGGAGAACGTTATAAAGGATATCGTCTTATATCTGATTATGCCGGTTATGAATCATCTGGATCAGGATCAAAAGTAACAAATATTGTGTTTTCATTAAAAGATATTAATGCTAATAAACATCGTTATTCTACTTCTAAAACAAAAGTAACTAATGAAAAAGAAGGAGGAGCAGATACTATATATTATTTTTATAGAGGTAGATTTAATGATTTTTGGATCTATAGTAATAAGTTATATGAAGAACCATATATACTTTTTCCTTGTGTGCGTGGATGGCATAAAAGTAAAAAAAGTTTAATTAGTGGAAGTTATATAGTAACAGGGTAGTATTAAATAAAATTTTATTTATTCAACTGGAATTTTATTTATTCAACCAGAATTTCATCTGCTCAACTGGAATTTTATTATTTGATTAAAATTTGATCTACTCAACTGAAATTAAATAAAATTTTATCTACTCAACTGGAATTTGAGTGCGCACATAATTACAGCTGCTGTCAAGAAATTTTCCAAATCGAGTCCTAAAAATTTTTACACTAGTGTAAAGAATTCTCTCACGAGTGTAGCCGCACAACCTTATACATTGATCTTCTTTTGGAAAATAATTCTGAAAGATAATTTTCATTTCTGAACCTATAAATATTAGTTGTCAGCTGTTCAATATTTATTTCGAGCTTAAGCTCAAAATTTACTTGACGAACGTCAAGTAAATATGCTATAATATATTTGTAAGAAAGGGAAAGGAAATTTAATCCTAATCTTACATATCAGGTTTCCTTCAAGAAAAAATAAAAAACTTCTTGACAATCGAAAAGGAAATATGATATAATATAAATGTAAGAAAGGGAGAGATGAGAAAGGAATCCCGCTTGGGACGTCCTCCCAGGAAGTGAAAAGAAATTTCATTTCCAAAACGAGACCGCTCGCAAGAGCAGAAAAGGAGGGCCATCATGGCCGAGAAGAAGATCACCATCGCTGAGAAGTTCGCTGCTACTATCGCCCTGTTTGAGGGTACTGAGCCTGAGATCGAGTGGGACCCCGCTGATGCGGTTGAGTTCCTGAAGGATCGTGCTGAGAAGGCCAAGTCCAAGCCGCGTGAGCGCAAGGTTAAGCCTGAAGTTGCTGAGTTCCGTGAGCGTGTCGCGGAGTGGCTGGCTGAAGCTGAGGCTCCTGTGACTGCCAAGGAAGTTGGTGCGGCTCTGGGTGAGTCCACTCAGAAGGCGTCGGCAGCTCTGCGGTTCCTGGTCGCTGAGGGTGAGGTTGTTGCCCATGATGGCGAGAAGGCCCGCGACGCCAAGACTTACGAGATCGCTCGCTAGTCTATAACGGTAGGGGAGGGTGCAATGGGGCACCCTCCCAGGAAACAAATTTTAAATTTGAATTTTAATTTTCATTTCTGAACTTTAAGATTCATATTTGAAATTTTCATTTCCAACTAATCGCAGGTTACTGAAGAAAATTTTCATTTCCAAGAGAGAGGAAAATAATGAAATATACTCTTCCTAAGTCATATGCAAATGCGGGACTGCAAGTTGAGATTCCTGATTCCACTCTTAAGCAGTATCGATCTGAGCTCGGTAGTACCAAGGCCGCAGTTGATAAGTGGCTGTATGAGAATGGCTATATGGCGAAGGTTGAGTATGAAGCTTCAGTAGAAAAGATTGAGGCTAAGAAGCCTGCTAAACGTGAGTTTAAAATAGACCAAGAGAAGAGCGAAATCATTAATTTTATCTATGAACGGTTGCGGGAGTATGAAGACGAAGAAGGGTCAGCTCTTTTGTCCGAGGTAGAGATCATAAACCGCAATCGCCTTATTTCTTTCTCTCTTGGAAACAATAAATATGAGCTGACCCTAGTGCGGAAAAAGCAACCTAAATAGATGACACGAAAGGCCATAAGGTCGGTTCCTTTCTCTTTTAGCCGTAAGGCTAATAATACACGGCGATCCTGACTAAGCCGTGGGTTAAGGCGTTCGAAAGGGCGCCTTTTCTTTTTTTTATGCGGTGCGGCTGTCTAAAAAATTTTTAACGAATGTAAGACTTTCCGGTAAGCGGTATTAAATTTGCGGCGAATGGTAAGAATCGCTCTAGACAGATGTAGTAAAGATATGATATAATTAATCTTAGAGATTAATTAATATATAAATATATTTTATATTATATAAATATTATATATTATATTCTTATATTTTATATAGTTAATATATTATATATTTATATAATATATATGACATGACCTTTTTTCTTTCTTGGTACTTCTTTCTTTTTAACTAGTTATTGCGGCCCTAGTGGTCGTTTTTTTATTATAAAATAATAATTGACAGGAACTTTATTTTATGATATAATAAAAGTGATATATATTTTTTACTAGTGTGTGCTTCACTAAACGTGACTGCCGCACGTTTAGTTCAGCGAGTCAAGTTAAAAGATTTTTATATTAAAATAGTGCGGCGAGCTTGACAGCTGCATCATTTTATGATATAATAAAAGTGATATATTTTTTTAAAAAAATTTTTTTTACTAAGATAAGTTAATTTTTTAATAGCTTAAAAATAAGCTTAAAAAATTCCTAAAAAGTTGTCTTGTCCCTTGACAAATCTTATGATAAATAAGCTTTTTGCTGGGCAGAGAGCGCAGCCCAATATAGCTAAAATAAGCTTTCCGACCAAGTAATCAGGCCTTTTTTAAAATTGCGCAAATGCGGGCAAATCAAGTAGTTTTCCACAAAGTTATCCACAAGTTTTCCACCACTGGCCGCACATCTATCCTTCTATTGGGTGAGTTTGCGGATGTGAGAAAAATTGCCTATAGACCTGCGAGTACGACAGAAATTGCCTATACGATTTTTGATACAGGCGTGCGGGCGAGCACGGCCGAGCTGCCTTATAAGCGCGTATAATGGTACATTTGTACGTTTGTTGCTTGCGCGGTAATTGTGGAGATTTTGTAGATTAGTTTTGGGATTTTTGTGGATTAGTTGTGGAGATTTTGTGTAGATTAAAAATTTCCCTTGACTACGTGGTATAATTTCGCTAGAATGCGCCGCATTCTAGCGCTGAAAGGTTTGGGCAAAAGAAAAACCCCGCCATTACTGGGCGGGGTTCTCGCCATTACTGGGCGATTAGGTGAGGATTACACCAGCTTGTAGCCGACATAACGCCCCTTCACCTTTTCCACTTTCTCCACTTTACCAGCGGAGATAAGCACAGCCATGACTTTGGTGCATTTCTGCGAAGTCATAATCCCGTTTACGTGTTCCATAATCCACGAGGTCAGAACAGGCTCACCCTCGGGCATGACTTTAAGCACTTCGCCAGCCAAACGAATGTTCTCTTTGGCTGCCTTAGACGGCTCATTCGACTTTTCGCGGGGCTTAGTGATGCTTGCCAGCATCTTGGCTGCGACCTCACGGGCGTCCTCACGGGCGAGGGTTTCATAATCGCCATTCACAACAGCAGTCAGGACTTCAGCGCGGGTGATGGTGGTGTTCTTAGCCATAATCAGGCTCCTTTCGGTTGCGGGTGAGATTCCGTTTTTTCTCTCCCTCTGACAGTTAATATATTACCAAATCTTAGTGCTGGGGTCAAGTAGAATTTTGTCTTCATAAAGTCTCCATAATTCAGGATTTAAAACAAGCGTCTGACCTGCGGTTTTGGTGATCAATTTTTCCCATGCCGGCACAAAGGCAAATTCGCTTGATTCCGCCGGAATCAAGCGCTCAAACGTTTTAAAGAACAAAAAACCCGCCTGTTTTGGCGGGTTTTTGTTTAAAATTGCTCAAATCGCTTTGAAATTTCGCGCCAATGCGGATTGTGCATGCAAATTTTAACAAAATCTGAATCAAACTTGCGCTTGCGGCGAATAATTGCTGCGAAAATGTAAGATTCTATCTCACAGTCTGCCCGTGCGGTGTGCTTTTCTTCAAAATCTGTATCATTTGTGAGGTAGCGATACACAGCTTCCGCACCTGTTTGCGGATGGCCTTTTGCGGTGGTCAAATTATGCTCAGCACAGAATTTTAGATAATTACGGCTATTGCAAAGGACGGAGAGAGCCATCGCCCAAATGTCCATAAATTTTACATCACCCTTAAAGAACTGGTCATAACCGAAGTATTGCGCCGTTTTAAGCAGATGAGATACGTCAAATGAAGCATTGTACGCGCACACGGTAGCGTTAAAAGCTTTGCGGACACTGTTAATTGTGCGGCGAATCTCAGCAAACGGCATCACGGTAAAAGCATTTGAACCCTTGTACAGCTCAAAATAGTATTGAGCAATTTTAGTCTTAGTAAAGCAGTCATGAAACATATCAAGCGTCTCAGGATGGTTCATAAATTCCTCACACACAAAGCTACCCTCGGCAACCAAGTTGCCCTTGCGGTCAATCACCGTGTAGCCATAGTCAAAAACCAGGTCGTCGCACGTTTCGGTGTCAAGAATCATGAAGAACTTTTTGCTTGCCATTTTGTTTCCTTTCTCTCTCTGACAATTAGTATATTACAGCATGTGCCGCACACAGTCAAGTATTAATTTCAGGATTTTGTCTCTTCATATTTTCTTCACAATTGTTCTTGATCTTTCTCTTGGGGTGTGCAATGGTAAATTCGCTCGTTTGCGCCGCAAACGAGCGCTGAAACAAAAAACTCCCGCGTCCTGTGCGCAACAGGCTGATAGCGGGAGGGAGTCTATTCTTCGGGCACCTTACCATTCCCTTTTATTTGGCGGGGCTACCGCATTAGTAAACTGTTTAATCACCTCTTTTGGATTGTGGGCGGGGAATTTCACCCCGCCCTGTTTAGATTGGTCTAGAGCTTGTAGACCTTGACCTTTTCGGTCGTGGGAATTTCTTCCCACCCCATCGCCTTACAGATGGCGTTTGCCTTGGGCTTGGAGACTTCCAGAATCTCAGCCACGTTCGCAGCCTTGAAAGTCTCTTCGTCCCAGACCTCAGCGAACTTTTCACCGAGGGCGATGTTCGCATCACGCTTTGCCGTGTTAGCCTTGCGGGGACGCGGCTTCGTCACCTGAGCGTACATCTTCTCCAGAACCTCTACTGCTTCAGCATTCTCAACAGCAGCAATCGCGATTTCCAGAGCTTCCTTGCGGGTCATCTTCTTCTCAGCCATGTCACTTTCCTTTCTTTCGTGGGGAGTTTCTTTCTTTTTTCCTCTCCCCTCCTGACACTTAGTATATTACACTACCCATACCCAAGAGTCAAGCATTAATTTCAGGATTCTTGCGGCTTCACAATTCCTTCACATTTGCGATGATCTTTTTGACTGGTGCGTGATAAGGTAATTTCGCGTCATTTCCTCCGAAAATGACGCGGCCATCAGAGTCAATTAAACTATTTTTAATTAAAAAATAAATGGGGCTATTGCCCCATTTATTTACCACCTAGCATTAAGCCATTTACGAGTTTCTTTGTCATGAATTTTTACCGTTAGCTTTTTGTGATGTGAAATCCTCCAATCTTTGAACAGTGCAGGCTCTTCAATGGTATCAAAACCATTAGCTTTAATAATGACCTTTTTTACATCAACCCTCTCAAATAGTCCGACTTCATGAATAGCTACGACTTTGTACTTTTTGCCGTTAACCCTAATAAACTTTGGAACTACAATCGTTTTTGCGTGATGCTTAATTTTAGTCAGTGCGCAGATTTTACCAGTATACAGTGCATAATGATTGCCGTCTTTGTATTTTACAATTTGTGTAGCATTCGGTGGCAAATTAATATTTGCGGCGGTTAATTGTGATGCATGAGCCGTTGCGGGGAAAATAATCAACGTGGCAAATAACATCAGGATGAACATCGAAATGAAATTACGATTATTAGAAGTGGTCATTTTGTTCCCTTTCTCTCTGTCCTTTTGACAAATACATAATATCATATTCGTAGCTTAAATATTTCAGGATGTGACTTCCGCACATAATCTCCACATTTAGTTTTGATTTTTTCTCTTGGGTGTTACATAGTAATTTCGTTGGATTGCGCCCGCAATCCAACGCTGAAAGGAAAAGCCCCCGCCTTACGGCGAGGGCTAGAAGGGAAGGGGTCAGACTAGACCAGCTCATAACCGACGTAGCGACCCTTGACCTTTTCTACACGGCGAGCCTTACCCGCGGCAATGAGAACTTCCATCACCTTTGTGCACTTCTGAGAGGTCATAATCCCGTTCACATGCTCCATAATTTCGGAGGTCAGCACGGGGCGGTCAGAGGGCATCCACTGGAGGACACGTGCGGCAAGCGCCTTGTTTTCCTTTGCGGCACGGCTCTCACCCTTCGGAGCCGTGGACTTCTTACCAAGCTGGGCGAGATGTGCCTTAGCCTTGTCCACGATTTCCGTGGGAGCATCCGTCTCTTCCAGCGCACGAATGGCAAATTCCATCATCAGCGCATTCGTAACCAGCGTCTCTTCGCCGTTGAGGGTGATGAAAACACGGGGAGCGTTCTTGGTAGCCATAGTGTACCTTCTTTCTGCCTTGCGGCGGTTCCTTGGGGAGTTCCTTTGCTCTCCCCTCCTGACACTTAGTATATTACTCCTGTCATCTCTCAGAGTCAAGCAAAATCTTTGAGAATTTTTCTCTCCATATTCTCTTCACAATTGCGGTTGTACCGGCAAACAGGCTTCTGACCTGGGGAAACGGGATCTTTCTGATAAGTTTAAATGTGAGCAATTTGGTTAATTTTTTCCCTGGTGTGTCTAAAGGGCAATTCGGTCGTTTGCGCCGCAAATGACCGCTGAAAGCAAATCGCCCCGCAGGCCTGACACGCAACGGGGCGACAAGTATTTTCTTTAGAGGGCGCAGCAGGACGCATCCCCGCACCCTCACACTAGCGACTAGACCGCCGCGCTAGTGTTCTATTTTTTTAAAGTATCCCAATAGTGTTTTGCAATATTTGGAGTTCTTTCTTCTTTTGGTAAATCTTTTTCCTCGGGAAGTGGAGAAAGTGCATACCAGATAAAGAGGGCGGGGAAGCCAAGTACCATAATGTAAGTAAAGATAGTTTGCAACATTTTAATCACCTACCCACAGACCAAAATTGAAATTACCAGTCCAGCCGTGAGAGCAGTCAGACAAGCGTTTTTAATCTTGTCAGCTGCGGGACGCTCCAAGTAGAAATCACGACCAAGAGCAATCAGGTTTGCGACCAACCAAATGAGCTGTGCGACCAGTGCGAGGTCAAAGCGAACAAGCACCTGACCGATGATAGTCAAACCCAGACCCAAGAGCTGAAGATTCTCAACCAGCGTTACGTGCTTGCGACTTGCGAGTTTGTTAGCTTGCTTCTCAGTCATCTTAGTTCCTCTCTCTTTGATGATTTCATATTACCACCATTGCGAGATTGTGTCAAGAGATTTTTCAGACTTTTTTTATTGTTTAGTCTGAGGAAAGCTAAGGCGTGCATCTCTGACTGGTACCAAGGTCAGCCATCGCCACCCGACTGCGCCAAGTCCTAGTGTGCTCGGCTTGTGGTTGATTTACGCTTACCTCTCTTGACACTTAGTATATTACACTAATAAAGCGGTGTGGTCAAGTGTTAATTTCAGGATTTCTTTATCTTCACAGAATCTTCACAATCGCGGTTGATCTTTTCTGGCCCGGGTGTAATGGTAAAATCGTGCGCTTGGCCCGCAAGCGCACGCCAAACAAAAACGCCCCGAAGGGCGTTTTAGAGAGAAAGGCCAATCTTGTTTAGTGCATGTCTGCCCATTCCTGAGCAGTGGTTTCAGTGGTGAACGGGCCAGCTACCGCGGTGTGATAAGTTTCCCAACCAAACATTTCGTCATACACTTTTTCAACTTCTTCTACGAAGTAGGCCGCAGGCCAAACCTTCTTGCCGACTACCCTTGTCGGGTTTGCTGCTTCAACAGCTCCCAGATGTTCTTTCATGTACCAATCACACTTGCAACCGAAGTCCCTAGCGTTTTTTTTGATTTCGTAGCGTTTCATCTTCTTACCTTTCTCTTTCTTTCTTACAAGGTAAGTGTACCATGAGGGGCTGACTTTGTCAACCCCTCTACGAAATCTCCACAAAACTACTTCTTGCACTTAAGACGTTCTTTCCAGACGCGCTGACGGAAAACAGGCGAGCACATAGAAGTTTCAAGCTTTTGCTTGCGCTTAAACACCGCTTGCAAAATTTGTGCTTCAATTTCACAGTCTGATAGCGCGGTATGGTCTTCCTCAAACGTGGCGTTTTGCACAAGGTAGGAGTAGACGCTTTCAGCGCTGCAAGAAATATTACCCTTTTCAGTGATAAAACCTGAATCAATACACCAACGGACATAATTGGAACTATCACAAATAATGTTAAGTGCCATGTTCCACAAGTCCCAAACCTCAGTATCTTCAGTGAAGAACTGCTCACCCATAAGGATTTTTGCATAATCATTAAGCACTTTTACATCAAATCCCGCATTGTAAGCGACCACAACAGCGTCAAACTTTTCAATGGTTTGAGTTGTGTACCAGTGAATAGTTTCAAAATCCATAATGGGCGCAGGCTCATTATCAAGATAAAAAGCAGCTTTGTGCTTAGAAAAAGAGTCACGCTTAATCAGATAGCGCAGCGTTTCATTTTGCATAATCTCAGCGACAAGACCGTTGAAGCGCTCTACGATTTGACCCTGACGGTCAACCAAAATCCAAGCTACGTCATAAGGCACGCGAGCATCTGCAACCGTTTCAGTGTCAAGAACCATGTAATACTTCTTAGTCATTTCAGATTTCCTTTCTCTCTCTGACAAGATACATATTACACTAATGCGGTCATGCGGTCAACCACTTCACATAATCTCCACATTTCAGGATTGATCTGTCATAGTCCTGTACTAGTAATGCACGATTATTTTTCTCCAAGGCACATAAAGGCAAATTCGCCAGCGTGGGCCGCACGCTGGCGCTGAATGAGAAGGAGGGCTTTTGCCCTCCTGTTTTAAACTTCAATCTCTGCAAAGAGTTCATCAGTATCAGCATCCCAGATATCCGCATGACCTCCACCTAGCTCTTCAAGGCCACTTCGCACATCTTCGAGCATTTCTTTTTCAGCAGATGGCGTAGTGTAGGAAATCCAGTAATCGTGCCAGTGGTCGCATCCGTCTATTCCGTCAAATTCGATATTAAAACATCTAGCCATTTTCTTTCCTTTCTCTTTACCTTACAGGTAAATTGTATCACAGAAAATAATAAAAGTGAAGACCCCTCACGGAGTCTTCACATTTTCTACACGTAATATTCTTTCCCAGAGGGCGCGACAATCTTAGCAACTTGTACACGGTTAACATAAACAAACTTTTTAGCTTCATCCATGACTTCAACAATACAAGTTGCTTTGTATTCCCGCACACAGGAGCGACCAATAAAATCTTCATACTTGAGTTGATAAACAACTTTCTTTGCGACTTTCTTTTTCATGGTTACTCCTTTCTCTCTTGGACTACGTCCAGTTTACCAGAAGTCTACCACAATGTCAAGGTCATTTTTGTCCTTCACATCTTCTCCACAATTGCGGAGTTGCGGCAGAAAATTTTCATCCAATGGCATGGTAATTTCTCCACCGACAAAATCTTCTGAATCGAGAACAATTTCTGCAGCATCAATACGGCGTTCAATTTCTTGGATTGCATCAGCCATACTATCAGCTTCAATAATAATGCGGCGTGCAAGAGTTTCTTTGTAATCAAAAGTAAACTTCATAATTAATTCTCCTGTTCATCTTCTGGTAACTCTTCATCTTCGTACCGATGAGTAAAGATATTTTCAATCTCTCCATTTTTTGTTTTTTGTTCAAAAAGGTCTTTCGATTTTTGGCTTTCTTCCTGAAGAAAATCAAACAGCGTCATGATTAATCCTTTCTCTCTTACAAGAAGAGGATACCATAAACACTAAACCAAGTCAAGATAAAAACAGCGATTGCGGCACATCCACACAAAAAAGCCACAATTCGCGCAGGCCAACTCAAAGCGTCATACATGTAGCAATGTTCAACCCCTGTGCATGTTTCTACATCGCCAAGATAGGTAAACAGGTAAGCATCAGCCCATGCCCAAACAAAATAACACCCAACAGAGATGGTAATTGCCGCGCAAATAATAATAATTCCGTTCATTTTCTCTCCTTTCTCTTTTGGATACATAGTATCACACTTAGTTTTAGGATGCAATACTCTTCACAGAATTATCACATTCGAGCTAATTTTTTATCTACCTGCAATAGACGTAATTTCGCTCGCTTGCGCCGCAAGCGAGCGCTGGCAAGTTCCAGCGCTCTTTTTACTACCTCTTGGAAATTTCTTCTTGCCAAGCTGCGATTTTGTCTTCATTTAGAAAGAGGGCTATCGCTGCGATGATTGTGAAAATGACGGCGATAATCAAATCAGAAATCAGCATTTTATTTCTCCTAAGCTTTGAATTTATTTCCCCAGCCATCAGACAGATACAGCGGCTTGATAGTGTCTTCGCAATTCTCCATAAAGGCGACAGCTTTGTCAACTGCTTCTGCAACGCCCAGGCATTTACCGAGGTCAGCTTGACGGGCAATCCACTCGTTTTTGTAGCTGTAGTAAGTCGCATAGTGGAGCTTGTAGTTGCCAATCCATTCCCGCTTTGCCATCTGAGTTCCTTTCTCTCTTTCTGACAAATAAATTGTACCATAAATAATTTTGACCGTCAAGAAAAGTTTCAGGATTACTTCTCTTCATAATTATTCCACAAGTGCGGAAGATCTTTTTCTCTGGTGCGCTTAAATGTAAAATCGTCCGCTGTGGCCGACAGCGGACGCGGAGCCTTTTTGACTCCGCGCCCCAAGAGAGAGACTAAAACAGTCTTTCAAGGTCTGCCCAGCTGTAACCAATCGCGGGAGAGAGAATCAAGCGGCCAATTCCAATTTGCCATTTAAACTGTTCTTCCGCTTCTTTCTTTGCGGCCAGCAGTTCTTCTTTGGTGTCAAAGAAATCAACATGCTGTTCGTACAAATCAAAAGTATCTTCGTCTACCCAGTCCCAAACAAGCATGAACTCCATGATTTTTCCTTTCTCTTAACTGACAAAGTCATTGTACCACAGTTAGGCAACACGGTCAAGCAGATTTTGAAGTTGCTTCATAATATCTTCACAAGCATTAATGGTTTCACCATGCCACGCCGCACGCACTTTTGCATTATCATCTACTAGAATAGAGTCTTTAATCTTTGCGGTTTGGTGCTTAGGTGTACCATACTTGACACAGTGGAATTCAGTCACGCAGGGAAGATTTTTAGCAATCCAATCTTTCTTAACTCTGCGAGTAGCTTTGTTAAATTCTTTGCTACCATGCATAGCAGACCACGTAACTACACCGATAACAAATCCAAGGGCTACAAACTCTTCAAGTAGAGCGTTCAAGTTACCCATGTCATACATAGCTTCGCCGCACGAATAGGCAGTTACGTCCTCAGAATTAAGGCGAGACTCCCAATCAGTTACAGAGTACAGGTCATAAATTGTGCCGTCCATGTCAAAATAGATAGCTTGCATGTTTCTTCCTCTCTCTTGGTTGATTACATAATAGCATAATACACTATTGGTAGTTACAGGATTGTCTTACTTCACATAATCTCCACAAGTCCGGCGATCTTTTTACCCTAGTGCGTAAGGTGCTAATTTCGTTCGCGCAGGACCGTGCGCGAACGCACGACCTGTTTAGAAGCCAACTCGCCTAATTACGCGATAGCTACGCTTAGTAGGCCCGAAGATTTCTTCTACTACATCGCCATCCTGCCAGTCGGAGTCAAAGCCCCAGAACTCCAAGGCTTCGGCCTCAGTGTTAAACCATGCGTACAGAAACCCGCCTGCGCGAGTGTGTCCGTCTACGTGGAAAATACTCTCAATGGTGGCCATGTCAGCCCCTCTCTCTTCTCTCTTAACCTTACAAATACATAATACCATAGAGTGAGATATTTGTCAACTAATAGTTACAGGATAGAACTATCTTCACATAATCTACATAATGCTGCCGGGTTTTTCTTGTAGTGCGTGTAAGCGATAATTCGCTCGCTGTGGCCCACAGCGAGCGGCCAGTCCCTTAAGCCAGCCACTCTGCTAGATTGCCTACAAGATTAGACTAAGACTTTTTGACTTTTTTCTTCTTTCTCCTAATTGGTCTGATAATAAACCAGCCAATAATAATCCAGATAGGACCTAAGACAAACCAAGGAATGCACCATATTATTTCTTCTTTTGAACAGTTGTCTAAAATCATCATAATGCTAAAGCACACAGCACACAGATAGAGCCAGCTTAAAATAATTGTTGTAGTCATTGTATCTCCTTTCTTCTAACAATTGCATAATACTGTATTTATTGTTTAGTGTCAACCTTTTCATAATATCTACATAAGTTTCAGGATATTAGAAACCATATTTAAATATGTATTTGAAAATTATTTTTGTTTCTAGTGTGCGTGAGAGATAATTCGCTCGTGTTGGCCCAACACGAGCGAGCGAGCTCTACGAGAGAGCGTGTGCGTGCGCGTGAGAGAGTGTACGCACAAGACCGCACAAAGCTTGCGCTAAGCTTACACAAAGCCTGCGAAGACGTGCCAGCGAGCTAGACAGCCCGGCCGCATGAACTGTCCTCTTTTGGAGTGATGGGAAGGTGTGGACATTGTTGCCATTATTTTATCGGTCGAGCATAGAAGACTGTTGTGTTATTGCAATGATAAATAAAACTCCTACCAGGGGGTGTAATTTCAGGATTTTTTAATATTGATTTGTGAAATGTCTTTTGCCTCGCAATCCAAAGAACGTACTTTAAATTTAAAAGAACGTAAATCAAAATTTCCTATATTAAAATTTTTTAATATATCAAATTTCGAGAAATCTATCCTCCTAAAAATTATATTATATAGCTTAAAATTTTGTGTTTCTATCTAAAAAAGTCATAGACAGTGTTGTTCTGTCAATGGTATAATAAGAATAGAAATAAAAAGATTTAAGCTAAGCTTAAATCGGAAAGGAAGCAAATGACAAAAAATTTAGACTATTCACTTAAAACACCAAAAGAAAGAGCTAAGTGCGTTGAAGAAGTCATAGCATCCACTCCTAAAGAACAATTAACACAAACATATCTTAATTATTTAGGTGATTATATATTGTTTATTAGAGAAAAAGGACAAACAAAAGGACATAACCTTCTTACTAGAAATAGAGAAACCGTAATTAAAAAAAGAGAAAAATCATATGAAGATATTGTTAACAGCTTAGAAGGTGGTGAAGATGCTTTTCATAATCTTATAAATAATGATAAAAATCAACTATTAGATTATAAAGAAAAAGTATCAGAAGAAGAAGCATTAGCTGATCCAAGATTTCAAGAAAAAATGCGAACTATACAATCTCTTAAAAAAGCTTTTGATACAACAACTGATAGCTCTAAACGCTTTAAATTAAAACAACAAATCATTGAAACATGACAAGAAATTTATATTATTAAAGCATCATATAAACAAACAACCACAGGACGACTCTCTCCGCAAATGCGGCAAATGGGACATATAAATTTAGAAGAAAAAATTAAAGTACTTCCAAATGGTAAACTAGATATTAAATCAACATTAACTCTTTTAAAACCAGAACATATTTCTTTCTTATTAAATTATTATGCTCAATTAAAAGAAGAAGTAGACGAAGATCTTAATAGCGATTTGCGGTGATTACTTGTTGATTTAGAAGATTTAGTTCATAGAACTTTAACTGGACCAGATCAAACAGCAGTAAACAATGAAATTCTCTATGATTTAATTATTTGAAAAATAGATGGATTAAAAAATAAAGAAATAGTTGAGCTTATGCGGCAAAGGCATGGCGTAGTTCATTCAGAACAGTATTATTCTACACTTTGACGTAAAAATATCCCTAATCTTTTAGCAAAACAAGCTCAAAAAGAATGGGTTATTTGGCATTTTTCTCAAGAAGAATATGGACATTGGAAAAAATGTACAAAGTGCGGCGAATGAAAAGTTGCAAGCCCTTATTTTTATGATCGTTCTCCAATTTCTAAAGATGGCTATTATCCTCAATGTAAGGAGTGTCGTTCTATTCGTAAAAAGAATAAAAAATAAAGGAGGAAGGATATATGCCAGAAAGAATTGTTTGTACACAATGCGGCAGGGAAAAAGCAGAAAAAGAATTCTTCATGATGAAAACTCATGAACGTTATCCAGTTTGTAAAACCTGTCTTACTATGTATATAGATAATACAGATCCATCTACATTTAAATGGATTCTTGAAAAATTTGATGTGCCCTATATTGAGCGAGATTGAAAAGAAGAAGCTCAAAATGCTTATGATAAAAATCCCGCAAATTTCTCAGGAGCTTCAGTCATTGGTCGTTATTTGCGGCGTATGAATATGACACAGTACCGCAATCTTACCTATGCAGATACAGCACGCTTAGCCGCAGAAGAAGAAAAACGTCAACAAGAAGCAGCCGCACGAGTAAGTTTAGCTAGTGAAGATGAACAAGAAGAATTTATGAATCTTCAAGCTAAACTTGATGCGGGAGAAATTTCTCAAGCTGAATTTGATACTCTCAATCCTCTTATGCGGGGAGTAGAAAGACAGCAAGGCCGTAAATATACGTTTGACCAAGAGCAAATAGGTATAAATGAAGATGATATTCTTGCGGAATTAACCGAAGATGAAAAGAAAATGCTTGCGACCAAATGAGGTATAGTATATAAACCTTCTGAATGAGTTCATATGGAAGAAACATATACCAAATATGCTAATGAATATGAACTTAATGTAGACCGCGAACTTACTCTTAAACAAATTTGTAAACTTGAATTAAAGATGGATCAAGCTTTAGATGTTGGTGATACAGGAGCATATAAATCATTGCAGCAATCATATGATGCTCTTCGCAAATCATCTAAATTTACAGAGGTTCAAAATAAAGAAGGCCAAACACGTTATCTTGACTCTATTGGAGAATTAGTGCAATTCTGTGAACGTGAAGGTGGATTAATTGATCAATTACCAGACCCAGACGAGTATCCCAAAGATAAAATAGATTTTACAATTAAAGACATGAAAGCATATATTCGTAATCTTGTAACTAATGAACTTGGTCTTGGTGACTTAATTGAATCATATGTCAAAAAACTTGAAGATGCGGAAAGAGAAAAAGAAAAATCTCTTGATGTGGGATTATACACATCTATTGAAGAAGAACTTGCGGACCAGGTAACGCCGCAAGAAGAGATAGAATTCCAAGAGTATCTAGACAATGAAGTAGAGGAAGAAGCTGCTCGTCTCTTGGAAATGCTTGGTGGTGATGTATAATGGCATTAAAGGATTTATTATCAGTATCCAATAATCAAATAAAGGATATTGAAATATCTGAAGAGTTGTTGCGGCGAGACCTCGACAAATATCGTGAGCTTATCGCATATTGAAGAATGTATCCAGATAGATTAATTGATTATTATTGTAGCTTAAATCCAGATAATAGATTTCACTTATTTTTTTATCAAAGATTGTTTCTTCGTTGTCTTATGCGGCATAAGATAGTTTATGCAACATTTGTTCGTGCTTGGTCTAAATCTTTTATGTCTGTTATGGGATTAATGCTTAAATGTATTCTTTATCCAGGAGCTAAAGTATTCACTGTTGCGGGCGGTAAAGAACAGTCCGCATCTATCGTATCATCTAAAATTGATGAAATATGCACTTTAATTCCAGCTATGGAGCGTGAAATTATATGAGATACACGCGGCAAACGAGCTACAACAAGACAAACGAAAGATAGTGTAACTTATTCTTTTAAGAATGGTTCTCAATTATCTAACGTTGCGGCGAGTGAGAAAACTCGTGGCGCGCGTTTTCATAGTGGCCTTATGGAAGAGTGCGTTGGTATTGATCAAGACATATTAAATGAAGTTATTGTTCCTACAATGAATGTTAATCGTATGGTTAATGGTGAAACTGATCCAAAAGAACCATTAAATAAATCTCAAGTATTTATTACTACTGCTGGTTATAAAAATACTTATTCATATGAAAAACTTATTCAAATACTTTGTCAAGCTGTTGCACGTCCAAAAGAAGCAATAGTATTAGGTGGTTCATGAAGAGTCCCTGTTGTTGAAGGTCTCTTGGATCGTGATTTCGTTACTCAATTGCGGCTTGATGGTACATTTAATGAAGCTGCTTTTGATCGTGAGTATGAATCTCGTTGAACTGGTGACATTGAATCAGCATTCTTTAGTAGTGAAATATTTGATAAACATAGAGTGCTTAATCTTGCGGAATATAAACCTAATGGTCGTATGTCTGCAAAAGGTTATTATTTAATGGGTGTTGACGTTGGACGTTTTGGATGTACTACAGAAGCTTGTATATTTAAAGTTACACCAGCTCCATCAGGAGTACCATTAAAACAATTAGTTAATATTTATACTTTTGAAGCAGAGCATTTTGGTTTACAAGCTATTAAACTTAAGAAATTATTCAATCAATACAAGTGTCGTGCGGCCGTTATTGACGGAAATGGATTGGGTGCAGGTCTTGTAGACTTTCTCGTTACGGATCAAATTGATCCAGATACAGATGAGGTACTATATAACTGAGGCGTTATAAATGATGAGGATCGTAAATATAAAAAATTTCAAACACCTGAAACAATTTATGATGCTATGTATATTATGAAAGCAAATGCTCAATTAAATACTGAGATGTATGCTTATTGTCAATCACAAATGCGGAATGGTAAAATTAAATTTTTAATTCCTGATAATCTTGCCAAAGATAAATTAATGCAACAGGCACAAGGGAAGAAGATGTCACCAGAACAGCGTGCGAACTATTTACTTCCTTATGTTCAAACGAATATTCTTAAAGATCAAATGCTTAATATGATTGAAGAATCTGAGGGCGCCAATATTATTTTAAAACCCGCAAATAAAAAAATTAAACACGATAAATTTTCTGCTTTAATATATGGATTATACTATTGTAAATTAGAAGAAGATAAAGGTAAAAAACGTTCTGGCCGCAATATTTCAGATTTTATGATGTATACAAAACCTATTACACATTAAAAAATTTTTTTTAGTATTTTTATCAAAATCTAATAATTCTTACCTCGTAAAATTTATATATATTAGAACGTAAGATGTTGAGGAGGTGGTTAAATGTTATCAAGCCAAGGTGAAATTAAAATTCATGAATTTTTAACCTATGGGAATATTCCTTTTGAAGAAGAATATACTTTTGATGATTTAACCGCAGAGAATGGTAAGCATCTACGTTTTGATTTTTGTTGTTTTGATGATGATGGAAATATTGATTGTCTTATTGAATATAATGGACGTCAACATTATGTACCAGTTAGTAAATTTGGTGGTAAAAAAGGACTTTTCCGTCAACAACATAATGACGCATTAAAACGAAGATACTGCTTAGAAAATGGATATAGGTTGATAACCATTCCATTTACAGAAGAAAACCGATTAAGTTATGATTATTTAATGAATCTAATTAACGGTTATTAGGAGGTGCGGTTTGGCTTTTTATAAAGAAAAGCGTCAACGAGATTTCAGACTACATACTAGTTCAAGTACCTCCACTCTTGACTTTTCTAAAATTAAAGTAGGAAAAAATACTTTAAATGGTGAGATTGCGACTTTGATTAATTATCATAAATCTCCCAATCGTCTTTATGATAAAGAAGCCGTTGAGCGTGCAATTCATAGACGCGATATCAAAGAAATGAGACGTATTTCAAATTATTTCTTTGAAACAAGCGGTATCTATTCAAGACTATGTCGATACATGGCTTACCTATACCGATATGACTGAACCGTAACGCCACAGCGATATGATGAAAAAATTAAAGACGAAAAAGTTATAGAGGGATGGATAAAAGCTAGTAGGTATTTAGAAAAATCTAATCTCAAAAGAAATTTTGGTTTATACGCATTAGATGTTATAAAAAATGGCTGTTATTATGGATATATTTTAGATAAAGGAACAGCCGCATTCTTACAGGAATTACACCCTGATTATTGTCGTTCTCGTTATGAGATTGATGGTATGCCAGCGGTTGAATTCAATATAAAGTTTTTTGATGATTTCTTTACTGACAATGTTTATAAACTCCGTGTACTAAAAACATTTCCAAAAGAGTTTCAAAAAGCTTATATCGCCTATAAAGAAGGTAAGTTACCAAAAGACTTTAATGGCGATGATAGTGGTTGATTTTTACTCGATCCAGCTAAAGTTGTAAAGTTTTCTCTGTGTAATAGTGACGCGCCACTATTTATACCTGTGATTCCTGCAATTTTAGACTTGGAGGATGCGAAACAACTAGATAGAGATAAGATGGCACAAGAACTGCTAAAAATTATTATTCAACAAATGCCGATTGATAAAAATGGTGATTTAATCTTTGATGTTCAAGAAGCAAATGCTTTACATAATAATGCAGTTGCAATGTTAGGAGATACTATTGGAATTAGTGTTTTAACAACATTTGCAGATGTTGATGTTGCTGACTTATCTGATAGAAGTAATTTGACTTCTGTTGATAAATTAGAAAGGGTTGAACGATCACTTTATAATGAAGCTGGTGTCAGTCAAAAACAATTTAACACAGATGGTCAAACTGCTTTAGACAAATCGATCGCAAACGATGAAGCTACTATGACAGATTTACTATTACAATTTAGTAAATATGCAGAACGATTACTTGCGGCATTTAATAAAAATCCTAAAAGACTTGAGTATACTGTTTATATTTTACCGACAACAATTTATAATTATAAAGATTTGTCTAAGATGTATAAAGAACAAACTCAAATTGGATTTTCTAAATTATTACCTCAAGTTGCTCTTGGAATGTCACAAAGTGAAATTATTGCAACAGCGTGTTTTGAAAATGGTATGCTTGCATTAAATGATCTATTTGTTCCGCCACAAATGTCTTCTACAATGAGTGGAACTAAGGCACCCAGCTCAAGTGGAAACAAAACAACAGAAAAAAAAGATGACAACGCCCAGTCAGAAAAATCACAGGGCGGGAGACCAGAAAAGCCAGATGACGAAAAGTCTGAAAAGACTATCCGTAATATTGAGGCTTCTGGCTAAAAATGAGAGTGAGTGATATGTTAAAAAATCAATCAGTTGCTACAATTGCGGCACCTGAGTTTCTTAACATTGAACCTTATAATCCTTTAATCTCTCAGTGTGAAATTAAAGTCCTATACGTGGGAGAGAACCGCAACGGTTCTTACATCACGGAGGATGTTGCTAAAGACATGGCGAATTCTCTCCCCGGCACACCAATTGTTGCAGCTTTTATTAAAGACAAAGATGATTTTGGTGATCATGGACATGTTATTACAATTGAAGATGGAGAAATAAAGTTCTCTTGTAAGACTCAACCTTATGGTTTCGTTGCCCCTGATGCAAGAGTCTGGTTCAAAGATTTTATTGATACAGATGAATTTGGTAATGAAACTGTTCGTAAATACTTAATGACTACTGGATATCTTTGAACAGGACAGTATCCTGAAGTACAAAAGGCTATTGACGAGGGTTTGCCGCAATCAATGGAATTAGATGAAGCGTCATTAGATGGACACTGGGCTACAAATACAAATTCTGGTGTTGAGTTTTTTATTATTAATGATGCAACTTTTAGTAAATTATGTATTTTAGGTTCTGATGTTGAGCCTTGTTTTGAAGGTGCATCTGTTACTGAGAAACAAGTAAGCAAAAATTTTACAGTAAAAGACGAATTTATGAATACATTATTTACTATGATGAATGAATTAAAAGATGCTTTACAATATAATGAAGGAGGGTCAAGTATGGATCAAACTGCTCTAGAAGTTCAGGAAGAAACTGCTGAGGAAGTTGAAGTAGAAGAAACTGAATTTAAAGCAGAAGAGTCCCATGCTGACGATGCTGTTTCAACCTCTTTTGCAGATGATGATGAAGAGGAAGAGACTGGTGAAACCGGTGAAACTGGCGAGACAGGAGAAACTGGTGAGACAGGTTCTGATGAAGAATCAGCAAATAATGATGATGATGAGACTGAAAAGAGAAAGCCTCGTCAAAATCACGCCCTAGAAGAAATTGAGAGTCAGTTTGCAGCTGTTAAAGCAGAGCTTGAAGCAGCAAAAGCTGAACTTGAAGCTTTACGTGAATTTAAATTAGGGGTTGAAAATCAGCAAAAGGATGAACTCATTGCTAAATATCATATGCTAAGTGATGAAGCTCGTAAAGAGATTTCTGATCATAAGAGTGAATATACAATTGAAGAGATTGAATCTAAACTTGCTCTAGCATTTGTTAAAGAAAATGTTGATTTTAGTGAAGTTGATGGCAAGAAAACTGAAGATGCTGAAGTTGAGCCAGTAACGACTTTTTCACTAGATGCCGCAGTAGACACTACCGTGTCTCCTGTGCTACAGGCACTTCGTGATGCCAAAAATAACTAGTTATAATTTTTAGAAGGAGGACAGGAAATATGTCTATTGCGATTTATCGTAAGAGCTTAGATGGTAAAACAGCAAGCACCGACGATGGCAAAAAGGGCGTCGTTGAGCCTAATCATCTATCAGCTCCCCGTAATGGCCAAGTCTATGCTCAGTATGAAGCAGTTAATACTATCACTGAGTTAGAAAATGGCATGTTTGTTAAATATGATGCCACAGATGGTAATCTAAATATGGATAATGCCACTGATGGTCCTTGGTATATGGTTTTTAATGAAGAAAAACTATATGATGAACGTAAACAGTCACATCGTGATTATTCTATGAAGGCTGTAGATTTTACTGATGGTAAACTAGTTCCTCGTATTTTTGCAGTTCAGCCTGGCGATATTTATACTACAAATACACTAGCTGATGCTGCTGCTTATGCTGTTGGAGCTAAACTTTATCCAAATGCTCAGGGTCTACTTTCTAGTACCGTCCCGACTGGTAAGACTGCTTTTGCTGAAGTAATTAAGGAATACACTCTTCCTGATGCTATTACTCCAGCTGTAAAAATTCGTATTATTGCTGATGCCCAATAATTTGTGAGAGGAGAGAAAACATGGAATTTAGTGATCTAAAGAAACTTTGTGTTGCTGCATTCGGTGCTGAAAAGAACGCTCCTGTTGCTTATTCTTGCGGCGAAGAGAAATATACTTCTGCAGAAGTCTCTAAGGCTGTTGCAAAAGAATTCCGTGATCTTTGCGGCTATGTTGAAGGCAAGGGTTGCAGCTATCGTACATTTAAGAAAAATGAAAATACCATCTTTGAGCTAATTGAAGAAACAATTACAGAGGTTTTACCTCCTCGTGTTGAAGCTCAATATGCTCAATTTGCTGAAGTTAAGACAATTCCGCAGGGCGATCGTGCGATTTTCCGTTTAAAGGTAACTGATGCTTCCAAGCGTCGTGCTAAGACTTTCGTTACTCGTGCTGGGCTTGCTGGTCGTTATGAAACTTTCATGCTTGATGGTAAGGAATTAGAAGTCCAGACAAGTGCCATCGCTGGTGCTGCTCGTATTGGTTTTGAAGAATTCCTTGATGGCCGTTGGGAGTTCTCTGAGTTTACAACTCTAATCATGGAGGGCATTGACGAGTATATCTATAAGACAATTATGGATGAACTTGCGGCTCTTGCAGCTACCCTACCTGCTAAGAATAAAGCGACTGCCGCAGGATTCGTAGAAGATGACTTTGACGATCTACTTGCTGCAATTGATACTTATGGCAAGGCCACTATTTATTGCACCCAAGAATTTGCTAATAAGATGGTTCCTAGCGACGCCCGTATGAGTGGCGATATGAAGAATCGTCTATGGGATAATGGCTGGCTTGGTAATTATAAGGGTCACAATGTAGTTGTTTTAGCTCAGTCTTTTACTGATATTGATAATAAAACCAAGGTAGTTAATCCTCAAATCGCTTATATGATTCCTACAGGAACTGAAAAGCCTATTAAGATTGTCTTTGAGGGTCAAGCTCAAACCCGTTCCGTTGAGGACAATGATGACTGGAGCACAGATCTTCAGACTTATGTAAAGGTTGGCGTTGGTACTATTGCTCAACTTGAGGGTAATCACTTTATTGGTGCTTATACTAACTCTTCACTTAGCCAAACTCGCTAAATTAATTTAAATTAATATGATCGTTGGGGCAACTATTATATTGATGGTTGCCCCACCTTCCAAGAGATACAAGGAGAAAACAATGATTAGAGACGACAAACTTATTCCAGTTCAAAATTTAACAGCAAGTACTGTTTCTTATATCATACCTGAGACCAATAATGTTAGACGTTTTTCTGGTCAACAATTACGCAAGGATATTACTGCTGGTGAGCTTAGATCTTTATACGGTACTAAGGGCGGTAGAGTGTTAATTGAAGATTATTTAGGTATTAAAGATAAAGAGCTTGCGACAGAGTTTAACATCTCGACCGATGTATTCGAACATGAATATTCCTGGACTCAAAATGAGGTTGATGATGTATTACAGACTGGCTCATTAGATGCTTTAAAGGATGCTTTAGAATTTGGGCCAGAAGGTATTAGACAACTTATTATAGACAGGGCCGTAGAATTACGTATCCCTGATAACAATAAATTAGCAGTTATTCAAGAATTTACCGGCCGCGATGTTGGCAATATGATTAAATTGGACAAAGAATTAGAAAATCCAAAAGAAGAAACACCTTCTAGAGGAACTCGTCGTGTCACTTCTAATAAGGCAGATACGCAACAAGGTCAACGTCGTGTATCAGAATAAAATTTTATACCAAAGGAGGTTCAAATGGCTACATCCTTTGATACAATGGAGGATTTTTTCCTTGCAGGTATAACTGATGATATGTATATGGAATTAACAGAGGATGACACAAAGCCAATATTAGACGAAATTTTAATTGCAGCACTTCCATCCTTTGAATTTCCTAAACAGCCGCAATTGCATAATATAGATTTAAAAAATCGTATGTTTACAGTTGATTTAACTAATGAAGAAATGATGATTATTCGTCAATATATGATTGCGGAATGAATTGGTTATCAGCTTGCAACAGTTGAAAATATACGTCAGAAATATAGCGGTAGTGATTTTAAATTTACTTCTCAAGCTTCTCATATGAAGCAGCTAATTGCTATGAAGCAAGACTATGAAAAACATGGATTTCATCTTCAACGACTTTATTGTCGTAGAACTTTAGATGAAGAAGGTAAATATAAAACTACTTTTGATACTATTATGGAGGTTAAATAATGATAACCATATATAATAGTGAAGTAGATAATTCAACAATAGCTTTTAATCTTAATAGACTTAAAAATCAAATTTTTCATCTTCTACCATCTAATGAAGAAGGGGAGAATTGATTAAAACCATTGGATACAATTATACTTGAAATTGCGGGATTATCTAATTTATTTCCAGAAGATGTAAAAATATTTGAGTTATTGACTAAATTAGAGGGTTTAAAAGCTCAAGGCGAAGAAATTGAATTTCAATGATTTCGTCGTATTATTTTTGAATGTTGTTCTTTAACTCAAAACATTGAGAAACACTTTAATAGTTAGGAGCGGAAAAATATGTCTTTAAAAACGCTTCAAACTAGGATTGATCATTTAGGAGGAAATAGCTTAAACCGCATAAAACAGCAAAAATTAAAATCTTTTTATGCGGCTTTACAAAATGATTATAATTCTAGAACTATTTTAACCCCTTTTGGAGAAGAGTTTCAAGCTTTAATTAATGACGATAATACTAAATCAGATTATGATAAACGATATGTAAGCATTGATTTTGCAGCCAATCTTAATCCTGGAGATGTATTTGAATGTATAGATGATAATACTCATTGAATGGTATATTTACAGGATTTAGTTGAAATTGCTTATTTTAAATCTGAAATTATTCGTTGTAGATATCAAATTACTATTGATGATACTGATTATTGAATTTATTTTCAAGGCCCTACAGAAACTGCTGTTCGTTGAAATTTTAAAAGAGATTTAAATTGAAATGATTTAAATTTTTCTGGAACTGTTTATATTAAAAATAATGAACAAACAAGAAATTTTTTTAATCGTTTTACTAAATTAAAAATTGATGGGCACACTTGACAAGTTAAAGTTGTTGATGTTTTAACTGTCCCTGGTATTATTGAACTTGAAGTTCAAGAATATTTTGATAGTCTCACAGAAGATTTGGTTGAAATTAATTATATTGATACCAACAGTGAAATAATAGGCCCGCAACAAGTTTATCCATATGAAGAGTATGATTATCAAATTAATGATATTGCAGGAGTATTTAGTATTGATGATCCTACTAAAGCAATTATTATAAATCAACAAAATGGTAAGTGTAATATTGAAATTATAGCGAGTAAAAAAGGTAAATTTAATCTTATTTATACGACAGAAGAAAATGAATATATTCTGCCTATTGTTATTTTATCTTTATAAGGAGGAAAGATGCCAACATTAACGAATAGAATGAATCCGAGAGATTTTCAAGCATCTTTTCTTTCTTGTGAAAAAGATATGGAAACAATTATAAATAAGCTTTTTGTAAAAAGTAAACCTTACAGTGATATTCTTAAACGATTATTAATAATTGATCAGCCAGATTGTCTTGATCCGAGTCAAACAAAATATCAAGAATTAATTAATGAATATTCAATTCATAAAATGAAAAATGAAGATTATATCTTAACAGTTCCAAGAATTGAAAAATTAATTCATGACAATTTTAAATCACATATATTAATTGAATTTGATGATTTTGTTCCAACAGAAAATAATCATTATAGAGATTGTACTATTTCTTTTACTATAATATGTCCATTAGTTAAATGAGAATTAGATGATTATAAAATGCGGCACACTCAAATTGCTGGTTATATTGATGGTATTTTAAATAACTGCAAGCTTAGTGGTATTGGCACTCTTCAATTTATGGGAGCAAGTCAAGTTATTCTTGATGAAGAGCACGGAGGGATGATCATCCGTTATATCGCAACTCATGGTAATGATGATAAAGATAAATTTGAAAAAACATGACCTCTCGAATAAGGAGGCCTATTTATGAGATTACAAGGAGATCAAATTGCTCTGTTTTTAAGTGGGCAAGATGTCCCAATTGTTGAATGTAATATAGTAATTCATCAGCCAACTATTAAACAAATTGCAATTTTTAAAGAAACAAATTTTATTAGTGCGGTACAATTATTTAGTCAAATTGATGATAATATAGCTCGATTACGGAAGCTTAACCCATTGACAGAACAATTTTCAGATTTTGAATTATTAATGGCTGTATTAACTCAAGATGATAAAATTAAAAAAAGTATTAATGATTTTTTTGAATTAATTTTTCCACGATATAAAATAGAAATTCGTGATAAAGATATTTGCTTTTATCAAAATGAGCAAAGAGTTGGAATTATTAATCTTTATAATTATAAAATATTTTGTGATACAGTGGATAAATTATTTGGATTGCCGGCAGATAAGAAAAAATATAATCCAGCTAATAAAAAAGCCGAAGAACTTGTAGATAAATTTAAAAAACGAGCTGAAATATTAGCAAAACAAAAAGGAAAAAGTGATAATTCTCCTTCTTTATATGGATCATATATTTCTATCCTTTCTGTTGGAATGAATCTAGATATGAATATATTATTAAATTACACGCCTTTCCAATTATATGATACATTTGACCGTTATTGGAAAAAAGTTAATAGTGATTTTTATCAAAGAGTATCTACGATGCCAATGATGGACGTATCTAAAATGAAAGAGCCAGATAATTGAACTGATAATTTATATTAACAATAATCTGAGACTGCCTATCTCAGTTTATTATAAAGGAATAGAATATTGCGCGAGTATTCTATATAACAAGGAAATATTGTATACAACATTTTCTATAAGGAGGAAAAAATATGCGATTTGGTGTACGCGAAATTTGCAACGTTACATTTCGTCCATTAGCTGCACTTGATATTGGTTCTCAGCATTTCGATAAAATGCAACCATGTCTTTATATTGATACTGCTACAGCTTCTAATATGGAAGTTGCTACTACAACAGTATATGCTCAAGGTGGTCGTGGTAATGCTCGCTTAATTGCTTGGGAAGGTGAAAAAACTGCAACATTCACTGTTACAGATGCTTTGCTTTCACCAATTTCATTCTCAATGCTTTCCGGTGCAGGTGTAATTGACGGTGCGCCTTCAGAAAAAATTGTCCATATTACCGTTGATGGTGAGATTAAAGCTGGTACTGGTACTGGTAATGCCTCTATTGTTGTACCAAAAGAAAATTTTGCTGGTTATACCCCTGTAGCTCCTGCTACTACTAGTTCAAGTCTTCCTGAGTACGGTCTTGGTTTAAATGTTTATGCAATGGTTCTAGATAATAATGGTCAAGTTGTTGATTATCTTGGTGACCAAGAGATTAGTCAACCTACCACTAGACCAACTGCAGACAATGATTGGACTATTCAACTTCAAGGTTCACTAAAAGATCTTGATACAACTAAAACTGGTGATCAAACCTATGCTGGTTATCTTTGCCGTGTTGACTGCTATGCTGTAACAACTGCTAAGGTAACTACTCTAACTGTTGATGCTGAAAACTTCGGTGGTACTTTCTACATTGAAGCTGAGACATTATTCCGTGATGAGGCTACTGGCCATGACTTCCCTGCAACATTTATTATTCCAAAGGGTAAGATTTCTGGTAACTTTACATTTAACATGGCTTCTAGCGGTGATCCTAGTACATTTGATTTTGCTATTGACTGTACTGTAGGCTCTGTTCGTACTCTTGATAGCTCAAAGAAAGTCCTTTATGCTATTGATATTATTGACAATATCTCTACAGCTGAAGCACATACAGAAAAAGCTAGCATTGACACCTCTCCAACGACAGCTAGCTCTGTAAATCGTAGTGGTGCATAATTAAAGAATAATTAAATATGGGCGCTCTCCCTCTGCGGAGGGTGCCTCTTTTTTGTTTTAAGGAGATATTAATGCAATATATCCATATATATTTAGACAATGCAGTACAAAAATCTAATTATCGTTTAATTCAAAATGTTAAAGCAGATATCTCTGAAAGACATATGAATCAAAAAATTCGCAGCTCTCAATTATCAAAATACCATGAAATGCGTACTAGTTTTATGGATACAACAGATTATTTAACATCTAATACAAAAAAAGAATTTGAACAATTTTTAAAAGCAATTGTTGAATCTGCATATACTTCAACCCATATAATGGGAGGTAAAGATAAAGGTAAATTAGATTTACAAGCTGTCCAAAGAATGATCAATGAAAATAAAAAAGTTTTAACAGAATTAAAAGCTGTTAATGTTAAAATTGAAGAAATTATTGATATTATTAACAATTTACGATCTAATGAAGTGACTTATAATTTATTAAAATATAGATTATTATACTCTCCTGATGGTCAAATTACTGGTATTAAAATACCCGATGGTTTATATGCTGATATTGATCAAAAAATAATTAATGATGTTAAACAAAAGATACAACAAATTGAGCAGATTGCCGCACAAATTCAGCAAGATATTCCAAAAGCATATGAAAAATTAACTTCTTTTAATCCAAATGCTGGTAGTGGTACTAAAACGATTAAAGAAATTTTTCAATCTTTTCAAGGTTATGAAAGCGTTTATCGTGGAGCACTTTATGAACAAAGCATTTATTTGGGATATATTAACGCTGAAGAAAAAGCTATTGATGGGTTTTTAACAGCCAGAATTGATAAAAAAGAAGCTGATAAAATTTTACAAGATTCAAAATGACAACAAAACAAAGAGTTATGCCAAAAAATTAAACAAGATTTACAATCTTTTATAAATAATTATAAAAGTGGTTATGGTAAAGCTGACTTAACTTTTCATGTTTTTGATGAGAATGGTAGTTTTTCTGCTGTAGAAATGGTTAGTGTAAAAGATTCAACCTTTTCAGCATTACACCCCGAATATGGTAAAATTTTATTAGGAGGGTCTGCGAAACCTCTCTATCAATTGTTAGATAATAAATTGCTTTCAGAGCTTCTTGATGGACAAGATCCTCGCTATTATGCTTTACAAACTTTTGCTGGTATTGGTGGTTCTACTTTTAAAAAAATTCCAAGACCACATTCAAAAAAAATTACTGCAGACATGGCAAATAAAAGTTTTAAAACATTGGTTGAAGCTGCGGGTATTTTAAATTTTATTGATTACTTAGTAGGTTCTGGGAAATATGGTGATACTGCTACCTATTTTGCTGTAAATGGCAAATTGTATGAGATGGCTTCAGTATTAAGAAACGCCTTACGAAATATAAATTCAATATCTTTTACAATTCCAGCTTCATTAAAAAGAAATGATACTAGAGCAAAATCTTTACAAGCACAAGCTTTTAGTGAAACAGATAAAGATGGTAGTGATAGAAGTGATTATTTAATAAATCATTTTGAATCAATTTTTTCAGGTATGTTACAAGCTAAATTAAAAATTGGTTTATTATCAAGATTAGCAAAATAATTTTCTTGACAAAGTTGTTAAATTCATAGTATAATATAATTGTAATAAAAAGGATATAAAGGAGTTAACATGAATCTTGAACAAGAAAAAAATAATGTCTTTACGCCCCAAGAGACATATGAAATTATATCTACAGCAATTGATATGGCAGATGATGAAGGTTTTGTAAATAGCTATGTGTTTGAACGTGCATTATATGTATGTGCCGCACGTGTTATCTATGAAGATAAAAATGAAGAAATTAATACTTCTTTACTAGAGGACGGCTCTCCATTGATTACATGGAAAAAGCTTCTTGACGATGGTACTATTGATCAAATGAATGCGGAACATTCTGAATCTCTAAATTATCTTGCTTCTCTTGGAGAAACGTGGTTTGAAGAATATACAGAAGCAGCTCATTCTCTTCGTAGTCTTATTGATGTAATTCAAACATTTACAGACGGAATGGCTGGAAATATTGGAAAACAATTAGATATGTTTAAACAGGATGCTGATGTTCAAAATGTAATTGACATTGCAGATAAATGGGGTCTTGATAGAAACGGTCAATCTTTGTTTGGAGAATAAAATATAAGATTGTGTAAAATTTTAATTGACAAATGCTGTTAATTCATGGTATAATATAAATATTGAAAGGAGGAAAATTGATTATAGCTGAATGTAATTTAAATCAATTAATTAATTTAGAATCAATATTATTTGCGGCTGAGTGAGATAATAATCCACATATTCCTTCTTTTAATATTAAATGTGATAATGAATTATATAACTATAAAGTTATTAAAGCTTTTGGGAAATATAGAATTGTTACAAATTAATATACCCCTCTCGCCTATCGGTATGGCCTCGGTCTTCAAAACCGAAAGTGGGCTGTGTCCAAAGCAGTCTTGCGGGGTTCGACTCCTCGGAGGGGTGCCATACATATAGTCATTGTTTTAAGCAATGTTAAGATATAAAGGTTTACTAGTTTGACTAGTAAACCTTTTCTATTTAAGGAGGTAATTTATATGGAAGAAAGTACTCCAAAACATGAGATGCAAGAAAATATAAGAGGGACTATTAAAATATCAGATTTTCGTCCTAAAAATCTTCATCCAAAAGCAAAAATGCGTGTATTACTATCTATTTTAGGAACATTTTTAATTATATTTGGATGTTTCTATATGCTTTCAATGACGCCTTTTTATTTTGAACTAAATTTAGATACTTCAATTGGATTATCTAATTTCTTCTCTGATGCAGTATTTTTTAGTTATATTATTGGAAGTATTCTTGTAATTTTTATTTTATGATATGTAATGATTAAAGATTGTCCAATTTCTCCTGCTGCAAAAGCTAATTATGAAGCTTCACATGATAAATCTATAAAAGGTGTTAAAGTTGTTGCTGCACTTGCTTTTGCTATAGCTAATAAAGGAACAGGTGATAGTATTGAATCTATAGCGACTGCTGTTGATGATTATTTTACTGTTGAAGAAGAAAAATAAAAGATAGAGAGGATGTATTATGGCTAATATTGCGAATGTTGCTGCACAAATTCATGCAAATATGTGTAATGATTCAGGATTTGGTTATTCTTGAGGCGAACGTTATGGTACGTGAAATGATCCTGTAACATGGAATATTGAAGGTCAAAACTATACTATCGCTCGTGGAGATTATGATTGTAGTTCTTCTGTCTGTACGGCTTGGCAAACAGCTCTTAAAGGAACTTCTTATGAAGGAGCTTTAGATGGTGCGACATATACTGGAAATATGCGTTCGGTCTTTGTTAATTCTGGGTTATTTGATGTTTGGGATACTAATTCTACCTCTGCTGTCCGTGGTGATGTTTATCTAAATGATAATAAGCACACCGCAATGTGTCAAGATGGCGGTAATGATGGTGTATATGGATATGATGCTTTATCAGAATTCTGCATCAATGAATTTGGTGAAGTGTATGGCGGACAACGTGGTGATCAAACTGGCGGTGAATCCCACATTACAGGATACTATAACTATCCTTGGAGCTGCAGTTTACACTATAACGGAAAAGCTGACACAACTAAACGCCAAGATGACAACCGTAGACATAATGTTATTATGTGGCATTCTCATGGTAAAAAGAATCAGCGTTGGCAGCTAGAAAAGAAAGCCGAAGGCTTATACGCTATTAGAAATAAAGCTGATGGATATTATCTTGATGTTAGCGGAAAAGAAGATAAAGATGGCGCAGAAGTTATTCTTTGGTCTGAGTATAACGGCGGTAAAAACCAACTTTGGAAATTAGATCCAGTAGAAGGGAAGAAAGGCTGTTATTTCATTGTATCTGCAATGAATGGTGCTCGTGTTCTTGATGTTGTTTCAGAATCTCAAGATGAAGGCGCAACACTTTGCATTTATAAACGGAAGACAAAGAACACCGCAAATCAAGAATGGTATTTCTTAAAGAATAATGATAATACTAAAACAATTATCAACAATGGTAAAGGACCTAAGATGGCACTTGATGCATCTGGTCAAGCTTAAAAAAAATAAAGGGTTACTCAATTAAGAGTAACCCTTTTTATTTATTTATATTTATTTATCAAGAACCCAACCAATTATTGATAATATAATCAATATTGTACTAATTGAAACAAATCAAAACATTAAAATGCACTCCTATTCTGATTCAATTCTATTAGTCCAGCTTTACCGATACAAATAGCATCTGCGGAATCTGATGTAAAATTTCCATTATATTCTTGTTGTACCCATTTTAAAGCAGCTTGTTTTTGTTCTTCTCGCTTACGGCCTCAGTTGATTTTGTATTTATCTTTTAGTATTTTTCGTCAATGACTTGGAGATAAAACATTATATTTAATACCACCACGATTTCTACACCATAACATAATTACAGACTGAACATAACATAAACGTTTATAAGTATCTAAATTAACTTGTTTTTGTGTATCTTCAAAGAATACATATCCTATATTATATTGTTGATCTAATTTAGTTAATTCTTGTTGAATTGTATAAAGTCTTTCTTCTATTGAATCTGATGCTTTTGTTGAAAAAGTTCCTCATTTAACTAGTTTATCATTGTCAAAAATGGCATAACCGCTAGTTTGAAGAGCTTGATCTAATGCTAAATAAAACATTATACACCGCTCGATCCGAATCCGCCTCTGTTGACATTATTCAAACTATCTTTTTGAATAAAATCAATAGAGGGTTGTTCCTTAATTAATCTAAATTGAAAACATCTTGTTCCTTTTGGAATCGTAATATCTTGAGTTGCATAAACGCAAGCTTTCCAATAGTCATCAGTTCCATTATAACTATTATCTACATATCCAACAGAGTTAGTCATTAAAATACCATAACGTTTAAATGTAGAACTGCGAGGAAAAATTAAAGCGTCATATCCTTCTGGTAATTTCATTGAAATGCCAAAATTAATAAATCCTTTTTCGCCCTTTTTTAGACATATTTCTTCATAATTATAAAGATCAATACATCCGCCATAGTTTGTTACTTCGAGATGCGGCGAACCTGGTAAATAATGAATTAAAATCTCTACCAAGATAAATCACCTTCTTCCGCAGAATTAGTCATATTATACTCAATATTTTTTAAATAAGTATAAGGTTCTTTAATATCGTTAAATACATAAGTATATTTAATTTGATAGTACTCATCAATTACTTCACCTTTAGATTTTTTTTGACGAAGAGTTTTTGTAAAGGTTGAAAGGATACATCCAATTTTTTCTGCTTCTTGCTGAAGTTCTTTATGAAATTGGTCTGCTTCTTCTTCAGTCTCTACACGAACTTCATTTGTTGCTTTAATAAGTGATTTAAGCATTCTTGATCCTTTCAATCTTTACTCTTTTTTCAAAATTGGTATGTAACATAGTTCCAATCTTGTCTGCAAAAGGTGTATCTCCAATAATAAAAATTGAATCAATTGGCTCTTCTTTTAGGTATTTAGCAGTCATCCGCACATTATCTTCAAAACTACAGTTTTCATTTGTTAAAATTTGATTATCTTTAATTAATTGAAAAGTTAACATTTGTGCAGGATAAGCATAGATATATAGATTTTTCATTATACCTCCACGACGAATCCTTCGGCATTAAAGAACATATACATATAATTTTGATGTCCTCCGTCTTCAAAAATTCTAATCCATATTTCCCAAGCATCTTGGTCTTGGAGATAACGAACATCTAAAAGTTTGCCTCTATTCTCTAAACATTGTTTTAGATCATTAAAAATTCCATAATGGTATTTTTTATCTTCACGAGTTTTATATCTAAAAATGGTATAATCTCTTCGTTCATGACATAAAAGCATTGTGTAATCACATCGTTGTTCTTTTACCCATTCATAAAGATTATTTAACTGATCATGTTTTTCTTTAATACCTAAGGGATTAACAGTGTCATAGGCCTGTTGATTTAACATATATAATGAATTAGTTGATAATGATCCATCCTCTGCCATTTTCATTTCAATCTTATCCATAACACTCCTTTCATTCTATATATATATTATAGCATATAATAAGGAATTTTGTCAAAAGAATTTTAAATAAAAAAGGGTGATAGAATATTTATCACCCTTATTCAAAGACAATAACAGGAATTTCACTGTTTTTTGTTGCTTGTAAATCAATAATTTGTTGATTAGAAGACCCTCTCCAAGGTAGCGTTAAATTTTTTTGACTTTGTATAAAAGGGCCACAAACAAGATAATCTGCATATTTAAAAGTTACAAATAGTTTATCTGGTTTTATTTTTTTTCTTATTTCTTGGAGTTCATCTCAAGTATATCCTGTCCATATCCATATTTTAATATCAGGCCAATTAGATTTAATTGTACATAAAATATAATTTAATTGATGAAGGTTATCTATAACTAACGGTTCTCCTCCAAGAACACTAAATCGAGTAATATAGCTTGGTTTTAATGCTTTGTATATTTGAGATTCTTGATAACTAGTTAATTCTTTTCCACCATTAAAATCCCATGTTTCAGGATTGAAGCATCCTTCACAATGAATTGGGCATCCTTGAGTAAATAATGACACGCCCCATCCTAATCCATTTGTACATTCACAAGTATTTATACTACTATATCTCATTTTGACTCCCATCATGACGAACTCTCATACGGGTTTCTTGTTGTTTTCCTAAATTAAAAGCTGTAGTATAATTACCAGTTAAATATCCAGTTACTCTACGGAGTTGTTGAATATGATGGCTGCCACATATAGGACATTCATTATCAAATTCATCAGTATAACCGCATTCTAAACAAGTGTCATTTGGTACATTGATAGCAAAATAGGGAATATCTTTATCCATTGCATAATTAACAAGTTTTTCTAATGCTTCAATATTATTTTTAACTGTAGATTCTAATTCAACATAAGTAATACATCCTGCGCTGCTATATCCAGTTAATTGTGACTCAATATTAATTTTTTCAAACGGGTCGATTGATTTCCATACTGGTACATGCATACTATTAGTAAAGAAATCTTTATCACTTACTTTTGGAATAACGCCATATTTCTCGCGGAATTTTTTCATTGCGGTATAGCAAAGATTTTCTGCAGGAGTATAATAAACACCAAAATTAAGTTTATATTCCTGTTTAAATTGAGCGCAACGATCTTTGAATAATTGTTCAATTTGTTTAGCTAATTCCATACCTTTTTCTTCTGTATGGTCACATCCAATTAAAATTTGTAATGTTTCTGCAAGGCCAAGTTGACCAATTACAATAGTACCATGTTTAAGTGCTGAACGAATTCCTTCTTCTGGAATATATCCAGCCATAGTATTATTTTCATACATAAAAGATGCAGATTTAGGATCTTGTGCACAAATCCATTCAAAACGTTCTAATAGCATGTCTTTAGCTTCATGAATTTTTGTATCCAAAAGAGTCATAAATTTATCAATATCTTTATCAGCTTCCATCGCTAATGTTGGCATGATAATAGTTACTGGACAAATATTTCCACGTCCATCTTTTAATTGTCCGAAGCCATTAATATCAAAACCATTAGCTGTGCGGCATCCCATTGTACTAAAATATGTACGAGGATCATTAATATCATATCCTGCATTACCAGACCAATCAACATTTGCATAATTAGGATATAGTCTTTGAGCAGTTGATTTTAGAGCAAGTTGGAATAAATCATAATTAGGATCACCAGGTTTACGATTTACTCCTTTCATACATTGAAAAATTCCACAAGGGAAGATACTTGTTTTGTGTAATTTGCCTAAACCCTCAATACTTACTTCAAGAAGTGCTTTAGTTACCATGCGACCTTCTGGTAAAGTGCAGGTACCATAATTAATTGAAGTAAATGGTAGCTGATTACCACTACGTGATTGTAAAGTATTAAGATTATGATACATACCTTCCACAGCTTGGTGGGTTTCACGTTCTGTCATATCTAAAGCATATTTATAAGCATATGTATATTTTTTATATTTATTATCTTCTATACTTAAACTATCTAAAAATTGACTTATATCAAGCTCATTTTCAGGTTGAATTTCTTCACAATATTTTAATCCATCTTTAAAATGTTTTAAAAATGATTTGCGGACATATGGAACCATTGTCCAATCTAAATGAGTTGCACTAACACCACCAAATTGTTGAAGTGATTGAAGTTGAAAAATTACTGCTACTAACTGCATAGCAGTATTTATACTATTTGCGGGACGAACATCTGTTTGACGAGTATTAAAACCATTTGCAAGTAAATCATCAAAAGGGATTGAAAGACAATTATGCATTCCAACAGCATAAGAATCTAAATCATGGATGTAGATTTCGTTGTTTAAATGATTTTTTTTAGCCATCTTTGAAACTAAATGATCTAATGCATATTGTTTCATAAATACCGCATCAGCTTCTCCTTTGCGGCCACCAAATGAATACTCATCGATATTTGCATTTTGGTTTTCTATATTTTCTGTTAAAAGTTTTGCCTTAATATCATCTTCAAGTTTTTTCTTTCGTGCAAGTTCATGGTCATATCTATATTTAATATAAGCACGAGCTTCATCAATATATCCATTTTCACAGAGCATTTCTTCGACAATGTCTTGAATTTGTTCAACGGTTATTCGTTCAGAATAATGTTTCTTAATAATAGAATCAATTTCATCTAAGGTTACGGTACTTTCAAAAGTATGCCCTAAATCTTCAAAAGCTCCTTCTATAGCTACACTTATTTTTTCTAAGTCATAATCAACAGGAGTGCCATCACGTTTAATAACAATCATATAATCACCTCAAATAAGATACTAAATATTGTATTAAATTTTTAAATTAATACAAAAAATTTTTCTTTATTAATATATTTAAAAATTAATCTATATAAATTATTGTGATTTGTTATATGAGGGCAATAAATTTTTCATTTTAAGACGCCATATAATATGATCAACCATTGAAACAACAGGCATTTGTTGGCTGTTAAAAATAAATTGACTTGGAAAACGTTTTAGAATATCTTTGACATTTTTAAAGTCATAATAATCTGCATAAACTCGACGAATATATTCTATTTTAAATTTTTGTTCTCGATCATAAGAACGAATTAACCGTTGAATTAATCCACATTTTAGATATACGCAAATAATTTCAAAATCTGCCTGATAATTAGCTAAACTAGACATTCCATCAATATTAAAAATACCAATATTAATACTATTTGGAATAATAGACTGCTTATTCGTTCCATAAAACCAGCCATTAAAAGAACTATATTCAAGATAATCTTTATTATTTATTTTATAATGGAATTCACTTTCTGTTAAAAAATTATAATCTATACCATTTTTTTCAAATACTCGTGGTGGTCTAGTTGTATCACTTATAATCATATTTGCAGGTATATTATTTATCTTTAACATACTTAATAACCAATTTGCGAGAGTATCTTTACCAGTTGCGCTTTTCCCGCAAATTGCTATAATAATTGGTCGATTTTGATATTTTATATTCAATTTTATTCCTTTTCAGGTGGATTAGGATTAGCTGTTCCATTAATCATAAAACCGCACTTAGGACAAAAATGCATCAATCCTCAAGACCAGCTTAAATTAGCATGACAATTTCCACAGTACTCTTTATCAATAAATCAATTACCATGTCCAAATTCATCTTTTTGTCAATCATAAAATCTTTGTGTTTGCGGTGCATTGATATTTACTACATATTCTTCTTGCATTTATCCTCCATAATAAAATCTAATTAATTAATTATTTTTATATACATCTTTATAAGTAATAGGAGTTCCACCCATACGGAACTCCTTACCGGTTTCAATTACAATAAGAGTAGGCACTCCTGCATAACTCCAAGTTAAATCCCATATATCTTCAACTATTTTTTCAGGATGACAACAAGCAACTCTTTTTTCTTCGATAGCTTTTTGAAGCCAAAGAGGAAAGTTATAAAATTTTTGTTCTTCATGATTGTACTGAATATGATAAGGTTCTTGCATTATTCCTCCTCAGTTTCGCCCCATCTACGATTAGTCATATTAATACTGCCATCTTGATGAATTTCAGTTATTTTATATAATTGATGTGATTTTGATCGTTTATAACTCTTTGTTACAAATTGATTCTGACGACGGTAACCATTTACAACAACTAAAGTTCCACGTTTAAACCAACCCTTTTCCATCACGTGCTTTTTGCCATCAATACCGACCTCAGATAATTGAGCATTATATCTTGCATAATAATCACGAGTCATTTTAACAGTTACAACACCGCTATTTTTTGTTAAAATACTTATTGATGATTTCAAATCATCTTTTGCAATTACTGTACCGCATAATCTAAATGTCTTAAAAATAGGAATTTCTCTGCCATTACGCTTAAAAGTATAATCAATAATTGGTTGTTCTGGTAATGTATTATATTCAACAATGCCATACTGACTATCATTAACATTAATCAATTCGTGATCATGATAATAAAAACCAAGAGAGGCCATTTCCCATGTACTTAATGATCCAGCCGCGTATTTATTCCATTCCTCTTGGAATAATGAACTATTTAATTGCTCTAATAATTCTTCTTTATGTGCGGTGATGTATTGTTTTGCTGGGAGCATAGCCTTGTCATACAAAGTTTTCCATTTTGTTTCCGATATACACAACAAATTGTCTTTTGGTTCGAGGAGGTCTGTGTCAAAAAATTCTTGATAGAATTCATAATAGTTATTTGATACTGAAAAAGTTCCATTACCTACCTTACAATTTTTCTTTAATGCTTTATTGAATACAAATACTCGTTTTTGAAAATTAAGTTCTTGCGGCAAGAGTCCTCGTTCATTTAACATATTAAAATTTTGCATTGTAATACGTTTTTTAGGACTACAGGTGGTCCATAAATATTCTTTCATCACATTCTCACGAGTATCAAATTGATCAAACGCACCTGCTTTAATTAATGCAATCATTACAGTCTTATTGCATTTAACTTTTTCCATAAATTCATACATATCTTCATATGGTCTATTAGCAATAATTTCTTCAATAATTTCTCCACCGACACCATTTAGGGCTTTAAGACCAAAACGAATTGCATTATGTTCTTCATCTGGTTCAAACATATAACCAGATTTATTAATGTCAATTAATGATACATTTACTCCATGAGAAATAATATCACCAACACCACGAGCAATTTTATTATAATTAGAACTTGCGTCTGCATCAAGACCACTAATTACTCGAAGATATGCTGTATTCCAATAGATAGATGGATAATAAGATGAAAGATATGCTGCTTGACAAGCAATTAATGAATAACTATATCCATGAATACGACTAAATGAATAACTTGCTTGCGGCATGATAACATAATCCCAAATATATTGCCCTAAAATTGGGCGTTTTGCTCTTGAGATAATTTTATCTTTTAATTCAGATACCTTATCCATTTGTTTTTTAGCAACAATTTTACGTGCAGCGTTACTTTCTGCGAGAGTAAAACCGCATGTGTCAGGATCCATCAAAATTGTCATTAATACTTCTTGTGAGGATGGTGCTCCATAATCAATTAACATATATTTTTCAAGAACTTTTTGCTCTTCTTTTGTCAGACCGATATTATCCATTTCTCTATACCATTGAGAAATATCATTCTTTAAACGCTCATATCTATCTGCAGGACGTTCCGCGCCTTTTTCACCAGTTAATCGCATAAGAGCATTACAAGCTGTTAATTCTTCTACATTTCTAGGAAGCAATTGCCGCACAACATTACCACCAACCGCTGTATTAAGTTGGAATAATGCTAAAACATTTGTACTATCAATAACATCCCAAAGTTTATCATCTTTTAATGGAAGTTTATCTGGATGGACATATTTATCATATGCTTGCCGCAATGTTAAATCTTTATCCATATACCCATTCTCTTGGAGTAGTTGAATACATTGTGCGACAATATCCATTTGTTCTGTAACAAGAAAATCATATTTTACATCGCCACAATATTCAGCATCATGAAGTGAATATTGTGTAATAATTGCACCACTTGTTGCTTTCATAAAACATGCTGTATCATATGGATCATCACTATAAAAAACAACACCAGATGCATGGATACCTCTAGATACAACTAATCCTTCAATACCCATAATAATATCTAATAATCCGGGATATTGATTAATTGTATTAATAAAAATTTTATTTGGTTTACGCCCTTTTTCTTTATTTCCATTAACAACATCATTAATAGGCCAAAGGAAACCACGTTCAGATGGAATTAAAGATGATAAATATAAAGCTGTATCATTATCAATACCGTCTTTATATTCTTCTGTTTGATAACCTCGACAGGCGATCTGAACAGCACTTTTAGTTGTTGCTGTTCCAAATGTGCAAACTTGAACACATCCTAATTCGCCACGTTCTTCACGAATTTTTTTAAAAATATCTTCTCTTTTAGATGGACTTAAATCTAAATCAATATCAGGCATTTCAACACGATCTTTATTCATATAACGCCAAAAAGGGGCATTGGTTTTAATGGGATCTGTTTGTGTAATACCTAATAAGTAATGATTTAATCCAGCACCAGCTGATCCACGACCAGCACCTACAGGACTTCCACATTCCCAGAATAAATTAATATAGTGTTGAAGAAAATTGGGATATGCAAAAACGCATGTTCCTAAATTTTTCCCAATATGGTCTTTAATATCTGCTTCATACTCGAGTCTTTCTAAATATTCATCGTTTAATAGACTTAGTTCATCGAGTTTATTGATACATTCATTAACCCAATATCGTTCTTGGTTATTTGTTGACCACAATAACTTTTTTAAGGTTGGATATTTATCATCACCAGAACGATTTCCCCTACGATAATATGGTACATCAACTTCTAAGACATGTTGATTCCTTGCAAGACTATAATCTTGAATTTTATTATAAATTTCTAAAGTATTAGCTTCAAGTTCATTATAATCTAATCCAGTTCCTTCAAGATTATTAATCACATCTTCTGTTGATTGAAGATAAGCATATTCATAAAATTCATCGACTTCACGCTCCCCGCCTTTACTATTAAGAAATGCTTTATGAACCCATCTATCTTCTTTTTTAAGATAATGAGCATCAGTTGTAACAATAATCTTAATATCAAATGCAGCTCCAATAGAACCCATCATTTTATTAACTGTCATTTGTTCTTTTGAACGTGCGGGCTGAACTTCAAGATAAAAATTATCGTTGAATAATTGTTTATTCCAAGAAAGAAAATCAACAATTTTTTGATATGTCTCTTCTTCAGTAACACTATCTCCAACTTTACGAGCTTTGTAAAGTTCAAGAATAAGGCCGTCTAATTCTGAACCTAAACATGCGGTTAATGCAATCAGATGGTCTTGTCCATATTTATTCACTATTTCTTCGAGTTCAGATTTTAAAGTTGGAACTCGTTCCATGCCTCGATCAAAATAACTATTAATCCAAGCTGTAGACGATAATTCTCGCAACATTTTATGACCAATTGCATCACATGCAATTAAAATATAGTGCCAATATCGTTGACCAGATTTACGTTCATCTACAAGATAAATTTCATTACCACGGACTATTTTAAAATCTGGATTTGTCTTTTTATATTTATTAATTAAACGATCGAGCTCAACATGACTAGAAAGACTTTCATGATCAGTAATTGCAATACCTACTAAATCAAGTTCAATTGCTTGCTTAATTAAATCTTCTGGACGATTAATACTATCCAGTAATCTAATATTACTATACATAGTATGACTATGACATTCAAATCGTCCCATATAACCTCTTTCTAATACATCCCTTTATTTAAATATATTATAACATAAAATTTTACATTTGTCAAAACTATCCATATAACTCATATACTTTAATATTTGCAATATCACATTTATCTAAAAGATCAAGGCTACAAAATTCCCAGTAGTCTTTATCTTTAGAATATCCGCGGCCTTCATCACAAGCATAGCCAAAACCAACCCAATTATCAACTCCAGCTTGTTCTAATCGCAAATAAAATTCAGCATCATCTAAAAGTCTTTCAAGATCTTTAGCTTTTATAGTTACATATTTTTCATAATTGCTCATTAAAACACCCACTTAGTTTCTAAAATATAATCGTCAATAAATCCTTCTCCGCTTACTTGTCCTTGCCATTCATTCTTACTAGGTGAAACAATACAGGTCATATAAGTATTCGATTGAAGTAGTTCTTTATATTGATCTTCATCAATCCCAAATTTAACAAGCACTAATCCATTCGGTAATATCATGCGGAGAGTGTTATTTTTAGCACCGCATAAACGTATTTGACATTGACTTAAATCAATATTTTCAATAGCAACTTGACTTGCGGGCATATCTTGTCCCCAAAAATTACTCATTTCCGCGAGCTCTAACAGTTTATCAGGACTAGCATCTGTCATATTCCAAATATAATCAACCCAATATACAGCTTCTTTTGGGACATTCTTATATTTTTCATTCATCATTGTGATAAATGTATTAAGATTACGTTCTGCTATTCCAAAACCATGAGCATTACCATGTCCTTGTGCATATTCAATAAGTCCAGTAGATTCTTCAACAGCTTTTAGATCAGTAACTTCGCTCATACTATAATTGCGGCCAGAACCTCTATAATAATATTCATCATCATCTTTAGTTTTACTTTTAGTTAACACTAAACATGGACGTTGATATTTACTAGCAAGTTTATTCGCGGCAAGACCTCTAATATTGGGTTCTACCTCACCAGGTTCACAACAGCATACTAAAATACTGTTATCAAGAAGATGCTGTGCTGCAATCTTCTTTTCTAAAAGAACCATAGATTCTGTTTCTAACTTGGTTTGACGTCTTTTAATTGCACTTGTAAGATAAGCAGCTTGCTGATACAAAGGCCATTTCTCACCTTTATGTCCTCTTTTGGTGTTAGGAACTTTTTCAAAGCACCAAGGTTTGCACATAGCTCTAAAGACCATATCTTTTTCTTCTTGAGTACCAGATCGAACTGTCGCATTAATAAATGGTACAACTGCAAAAGCAATAGCTTTATAACAATATTGACCACCATACTTATTTAAAGTATATTCATTTGTTTCAAGTAATTCATTGAAAAATGGATTTGTTACATGATGTAATCCTTCTAAGATAACAGCTTTAGTCTCTATTGATCTAAAGCTCATCATGTCTCCACAATTTCCAAGAGCACATAAATCTAATCCCTCATCACCCTTAGTTCCATTAATAAAATTAAAAGCTCTACAAAATTGCCAAACTACGCCAGCACCACTAAATTCTTTGTTTGGATAATCACATAATTGATTATTAATAGTAACTATATTTTTAAATTCTGATATGCGCGGTGCTTCATGATGGTCAAGGATAATTATATCTATACCTTTATAAAACCAGTATTCATGTTCTTCATAATCATTACTTGCACTATCTGGACAAATTATTAATTCTACACCTTCTGGAATGCTATCTCGCATATCAACCAAACCATGTTGTTTACCAGTATGATGCAAATAAGTTAGATGTTCGTTTACCCAGTCAGGATAAAGACTATAGAGGAAATTAATTAAAATTGCAGCGGAGGTATAACCATCAACATCACAATCCACGATGATACAAGTATCTATATTATTTTTAATTGCAAATGTTAAATTATAAACAGCTATTTCTATATTATTAAAAGCATTCCAAGGAGTTACATCTGCCATACTTGCTTTTAGCCATTTATCTATATTATTAATTCCTCTACCATATAATACTTGTTCAATTGATGTATTGTATATTTGTTTTAAATATGTTTTATATTTCATTAATTTTCAATCACATCCTCTGCTTTATACCATTGGCACACACAGCCACGTAAAGGCCAGACATTTATATTAATATATTTATCTTTTAAAACGCATTTATCACAGCTTATAGAACATAAAAATGCTTTAGTTATATGTTTTCTATATTTGCAATATCTGCATCGCTTATGTCTATGACGATACGTCATTAAATTATTATCCATTTGGAACCAGCCTATTTTCCCATAAATTTAAAAATACTTCACGACCATCATCTGTAGGACTGTGTTTATACCCTGTTAAACCTTTTGTGTCTAACATAAAACTTATATTACAAGATGGAGAATATTTTTGATACATTTTTTCCATTTTCTTTAACACTTTTATATATTCTTCATCATATAGATTATTAAAATCTCTATCAACACCGATACAAATTTCTTTAGCGCCGGCATCTAAAAGAAGATGGAATTGATAATTGGATAGGGTGCTGCCGCACATACCAACAGCAATATTATTTTTCAATCCGAGATAACCGATTGATTGTAAAACAGCTTTTTCAGATTCAAATACCATCGCTACACCGATTTCTTTGATACGTTCTTTGGCTTTATTTAAACCATATAAATTAAATGATAATGGATGATTTGCTAATTTACCGCCGATCTTTATTGGTCTATATTTTCCATATACTTCATTCTCTTGGACAAGAGTTCTTTCTCTAATTCCAATCATCCTATTATTTTCATCATAATGCGGAATTAAAATACCTCCAGAAACAGGATTGTAGTGAATATTCATATGGTCACAAACTTCTTTAGAAATATATTCAGATTCCCATGCTCCATATCTTGGTTGTGGATAATGACTTAAAATATCTGGATCAATATCTGGTAACTCAATTTTATCATTATTAATAGTTATATCTCTAAGATTTTTATAACGTCTAAATAATTTCCATTCATCAGTTAATAATTCATCTTCAACTTCTTCAAGTTTATGTTGCATATTAAAAAAGTTTACAACATAATAAATAGAAGTATTTAAATCTATATCTTTTATACGAGAAATTAAATCGAATACATCAAAAGCATCTCCGCAATGAGTATAACAACGAAATAATTGAGTATTATTATAATAATATAGCTTATGACTATCACCGCCATGACAAATTGTTAAACAATGGATTGTATCATTAAATATCTGCGGCTCGGCACCTAAATCTTCAAGGAGGGTATAAATATCTTCAAACTCAAGTTGTTCTTTAACTTGATCTTTATTAAAAGTCAATTTATACCTCCTTTACTCTAATTTCTGTATCTGCTATTGGAATTGGATTATATTGATAATCTGTTGCAAAAATTGGATTAAATCTACAAGTTCCTTTATCTGCGTTCATCCATAAATATAATCTATTATATGAACCACGTCTATTTTTATATATAGACATTTTTACATTTGGCATTATATAACCTTGAGTTTCTACAATGCCTTGAATTGCTTCTTGATCTTCTTTTGTAA